TAAATGATTTTTGGTCACGATTTTTATCACGGAACAATTAGAAGATATGTCATTATGTTTGGCAATATCTTTAATGATATGCAGATCAAAAGATATGATTCTTTGGGTGCTGTTGCGCAGACGCTGAATGTTCCCATTTCTTATGGCCCTAAACAAAAACAAATCGAAAGGGTGTTGGCAGATCCAGATTTTACTAGACCTGTTTCTACTATATTACCACGCATAGGATTTGCTATGTCAAGTATGGGATACAATCCCACAAGAAAACTAAATCCATTTTCTAAGTTTCAGGGAACACTGGACACAGTAAACTCAAATGTTCCCACGACATATGCTCCGGTGCCATATGATTTTAATTTCCAACTAAGTATTTTGACTAAGAATGCTGAAGATGGTACCCAGCTTATAGAACAAATCTTACCTTTCTTTGTACCTGATTATACGGTGACGATGAAGGTTTTGCCTGATGTCAATGCTACTATGGATATTCCAATAGAGCTTGGCTCCGTGACTTCTGATGATAGTTACGAAGGGGATTATGGTAGCAATAGGATATTATCTTGGGATTTAGATTTTACTGTCAAGGGATACTTGTTTGGACCTGTAACGACATCTGATTATATCACTAACGCAGAGGTTGCATATTTCCAATGGGATGATAATGTCGCTACTGACACATACAACTATATTGGTGATGCGGGCCTTAATGTTACGGAGGTAATAACGTGAAGAAAACTGTAGACGAAAAGATAAGTGATTTCTTGAATATTGACAATGGTATCATCGAAATAAGCGAAGAAGATTTTTATACAGAAGAAAAGCCAAAGCAAGAAGTTGTTCATTCTAGCAAAGAAAATGAGAACGTAGAAGCAGACTATGAGTATGCCAGAAACAATCTCAAGGGGCTGATTGAGAACGGTAAGGATGTTATAACCAATATGATGTACCTTGCAAAAGAAACCGAGTCTCCAAGAGCGTATGAAGTTGCGGGGCAATTAATCAAAACGATTGCTGATACCAACAAAGACCTTTTAGACTTGTCGAAGAAAGTCAAAGATGTCAAGAAAGAAGATGCGAAAGATGCGCTGGCGTCTGGGGTTACTAACGTAAGTAATACACTTTTTGTTGGGAGTACTGCAGAGCTTCAGCAGCTAATTGGGAAAAAATAAATTATGGCAACAACACAGTATCTTGGTAATCAAAACCTAAAGGCCGCTGGTGTTGCAGTAAACTTTACTAGAGAACAGATCGAAGAGTACATGAGATGTGCTGGCGATCCTATTTACTTTATTATAAATTATTGCAAGATTGTAACGCTTGATCACGGATTACAACCGTTCGATTTGTATGAGTGTCAAAAGAATAAAATCAATATTATTCACGAAAATCGTAGAATTATTTTGATGGAAGGGCGTCAACAGGGAAAGACAACTACTTCGGCTGCATATATTCTTTGGACAACCTTGTTTTCCGCAAACAAAACGGTTGCGATCCTCGCTAATAAGGCTGCCGCAGCGCGGGAAGTATTATCTCGATATCAAGTTATGTATGAACACTTGCCTGTATGGTTACAGCAAGGTGTTACGACTTGGAATAAGGGTGACATAGAATTAGAGAACGGATCCAAAGTATTCACGTCCGCAACATCATCCAGTGCAATTCGTGGGCGATCCGTTAATATGCTATACGTAGATGAAGCAGCAATTATCCCCAATAACGTTGCAGAAGACTTTTTTACTTCTGTATACCCCACCATTTCTTCTGGTGAAACCACAAAGATTTTACTCTCGTCTACTCCGCTTGGTTATAATCATTTCTGGAAGTTCTGGAATGATGCGGAAGAAGACAGAAATGGTTTTGTAAATCTTTTTATTCCGTATTGGGAAATTCCCGGCAGAGACGAAGCGTGGGCAAACGAACAGCGCAGACTTCTGGGAGATCTAAAATACAATCAGGAAGTCTTGTGTAAGTTCCTCGGGTCAAGTCTGACATTGATTAACTCAGATGTTATATCACAAATGTCAGGCATTCCACCCACAATGCATAAAGATGGGTTGGATATATTTAAGGATCCAGAGGTTGGTCACGTTTACGTGTTGGTTGCTGACACCGCGAAGGGTGTTGGGGGTGACTATTCTGCATTTACTGTTATTGATATTACACAATCTCCATTTACAATATCTGCTAAATACCGTAACAATAAGATTAGCCCTTTGTTGTACCCTTCAGTTATACATACTGTTGCTAAACAATACAATGAATCATTTATACTAGTAGAAATCAATTCATCCGAGCAAGTTGCCCAAATACTACATAATGAATACGAGTATGAAAACTTACTTTTTATCAGTAGATCTAGCACTGGGCAAAAAATCAACAGCGGTTTCGGTGGGTCTGGTAGAACAGAATATGGTATCACAACAGATAAAAAAATAAAACGCATTGGATGTTCTACATTTAAATCTTTGGTTGAGGAAAAGAAACTTTTAATAACTGATATGGATATCATATCGGAAATATCAACCTTCATAGAAAACAAAGGAAGTTATTCTGCAGATGAGGGATACCATGATGATTTGGTTATGACACTTGTTTTGTTTTCTTGGCTGTTCACCGATCCTTATTTTAAAGACCTAACTGATATTAATATACGAGAGGAGATGTATAAAAATCAGATAGAGGCAATAGAGAATAATGTTGCACCTGTCGGTTTTATAAATAATGGTTTGGAAGAAGAAAAGTATGTAGATGATAGCGGTCAGGTGTGGGATTTTGCCGAACCGTTGAAAGTTGAATTTTTATAAATAATAGTAGTAATCTGGAAAACAAACATTTTTACGTGATTCCTATTATAAAATCTTAACGGAGGAGAAAAATAATGGCAATTAACTTACAATCGCCTGGAATAAAAATTACTGAAGCGGATCAAGTCACTTCAGTAGGCTCGGTTGGAACTACCACAGGCGCTTCTGTTGGAGCATTTAGCTGGGGTCCTATCGACCAACCCACATTAGTAACAAGCGAAACTGATCTTGTTTCTAAATTTGGTGTACCTAGTATAACTAATAACGTAGACTTTTTATCTGCATCAAGTTATCTTGCATACTCAGCGTCACAGTACGTTGTGCGTGTTGTTGGTGATAATGCTTTAAACGCAGATTCTGCTGGATCCGGTACTCTTGTCAAAAACGATGACGCATATCTTGAGGCAACCTTAACTAGTTCTGGTCATTGGGTTGCAAAACACGCTGGTGTTTTGGGTAACTCACTTAAAGTTGTGATTTGTGAAAGTGCTACTGGTTTCGAAGATTCATCTTTCTCAGATTTTAAAGGTTTCTTTGATGTTGCGCCTGGAACTTCTGACTTTGCTACCGCCCTCGGCGGATCAAATGACGAACTTCACGTTGCAGTTATCGATGAAGATGGAAAGATCACTGGTGTGCCTGGCACACTTCTTGAGAAGTTTGAAGCTGTATCTAAAGCTTCTGACGCTCGCAAGATCGACGGTGGAACAAACTACTACAAGAACGTAATCAACAATACTTCACAGTATATTCGTTGGGCTAATCACGTTGCTACTGTTGCTGAAAAGACCGCAACAATCACGGATGCTGTTTTCTCGGTAGATAAAGTTACCTATACTTCTGCTGCTCACACACTTGTCGTTGGTGAAACAGTTGTAGTAACTGGTATTATTGATTCTGCAACTGGCGGTGAGTTTGATCTCACTGGTGCTATCACAGCTGTTACCAGTAGTACTTTTGAAATCGCCGCGACTGGAATCACAAACACTTATGTTTCTGGTGGTTTAGGTACAGTAGCTGCGCAATCATCAAACTGGGGAAATACTGCATCAGGAACAACATTTGCTGATGGTGGTGTCGCTTTGGTTCATATTGATTCGCTCGGCGGTGGTGCTGAAGGTGATGGGGTTGGTGATGCAGAAAGAATTGTTGGTATACAGTTGTTTGCTAATAAGCTGAATCTTGACGTTGATGTTATCATCTGCGGTCAAGGCGGAGCTACCGTAGTAAACGCAGCAATTACAATCGCCGAAGCGCGTAAAGATTGTGTCGCTGTATTCTCACCACAAAGAGCTGACGTTGTAAACTCTGCTGGTACAGAATCTACTAACATTGCTGCTTTCGCTGACACTATAAGTGCTCGTTCTACTTACGCAGTCGCCGATTCCAACTGGAAGTATGCTTTTGATCGTTACAACGATGTTTATACATATGTTCCTTGTAATGCTGATGTTGCTGGGTGTATTGCACGTACTGATGCTAATGGTGAGCCTTGGTTCTCTCCTGCTGGTTATCAAAACGGCCGTATCTTAAACTCTGTACGTCTTGCTTGGAATCCTACAGAAGCAGAACGTGACTCACTGTACAAGTTAGGTATCAATCCTATCTTCTCTCAGCCTGGTCGCGGAACTGTATTGTTTGGTGACAAGACTTTCACGCAGAAGAAAACTTCATTTAGCCGAATCAATGTTCGTCGTTTGTTCATCACTATCCAAAGTATTATTGGGGATGCTGCTGGAGACGTTTTGTTTGGTCAGAATGATGCAGCACAAAGAGCGTCATTTAGCAATCTTGTTGGATCATACTTGCGCACAGTGCAGGGTGGTCGAGGTGTTACTGACTTCCGCGTAATATGCGACGGCACTAACAATCCAGACTCTGTAGTAAATGCTAATGAGTTTGTATGTGACATTTTTGTCCGACCTATTGCTTCTGTTAACTTCATCCAACTGAACTTTACTTCAGTTGCCGGTGCCGCTGCATTTGCAGAGATCGGGGGTTAATTAAAAGTCAATAAGGAGATATAAAAATGGCATTTACATTACAAGACATGAAAACAGCAATTGGAGCGGGTGCCCGCTCCAATATTTTCGAAGTAACTTATAGTGGTGGTGGTCTTGATGGTGTGGCAGCAAACTTTTCGTTTTTGACTAAAGCGGCCGCACTGCCTAGCTCCACAGTGGGTTTGATCGAAGTTCCGTTTCGTGGCAGAAGACTAAAACTTGCTGGGGATCGAGTGTTCAATGAGTGGACTGCTACCGTCATTAATGACGAAAGCTTTGCTATTCGCGCAGCACTAGAAACTCATCAAAGTTCGTTTACTGATGTTGATTTCGAAGCGGAATCGCTTGGTGATCGAACCGCAGGAAGATCTACTCTCACAGTCTCTCAGCTTGACGCTGCGGGTGTTGCAGTAAGAACGTATAGTTTAATAAACTGTTTCGCTAGTGAAATTGGTACAATCGATTTATCCTACGATACTACAGATACTGTTGAAGAGTATACTGTTACTTGGACGTATGATTACTTCACCACGTTAGTAGCATAAGGAGAACGAAATGGCAGGATTAAAATTATCAAGCTTCAAAGGCGCGTTAGGCGTTGCAGCCAGACCTAACAATTTCTATGTGGACATTACTTTTCCCAACCAAGTTGGTGTTACTAATACCAACATCAGATATCTGTGTAAAACTGCAGCTATCCCAGCATTTTCAGTTGGTGTAGTTGAGATTCCACATTTTGGTGGTCGTAAAATGAAGGTGCCTGGCGACAGAACCTTCGCAGAATGGACCGCAACGTTTATTGCAGATGAAAAAATGCAACTTCACAAAGATATGGAAGCGTGGTTGCAATATATCAAAGCTTCAGATTACAGTCAGGAAGATTTGGCAGGAAGTGATACCAACGATTATCAAGGAACTATCAGTGTTATTCATACTGATCAAAGTGGTTCTGATCTGAGAACATATAATTTGGAAAATGCATTCCCAACAGAACTGGCTCAGTTAGACTTGTCATATGACAACTTTGACACAATTGCTGAATATTCGGTAACTTTCCAGTATTCACACTTGACAACCGAATAATAATCATATATTATATTGGTATAAAGAAGGAGGCAATTGCCTCCTTTTTTATTGGTTGAGTTTTTTCGTGTTATAAATAGAATAAGAAACTAATACATACAGGAAGCGACAATGGCATTTACATTATTTGGATATAAAATTGGAAAGGATGATGTTGAATCAGCAGCACTAAAATCTTTTGTTCCTCCAACCGACGATGACGCCGCAATAACCATTTCTGGTAACGGTGTGTATGGTACATATGTCGATCTTGAAGGAACCGCCAAATCCGGTAGCAGCTTAATTGGTAAGTATCGAGAAATGTCATCGCAACCAGAATGTGATGCTGCAATAGATGATATTGTTAATGAGTCTATTATTTATTCTGAGGATGACTACCCAGTGCAAATTATACTCGATAAACTAGAACAATCAGAAGCATTCAAAAATAAAATTAGAGAAGAGTTTCATCACACAATGAAACTTTTAGATTTCAATAATCAAGCATATGATATTTTTCGTAGATGGTATGTAGACGGAAAACTATACTACCATATGGTCATCGACGAAAAATCACCAAAGAAAGGTGTGAAAGAGATTCGTTATATTGACCCTCGGAAAATCCGTAAGGTTAGAGAAACCCCGAAGGATAAAAAAACTAATAACGTAAATGACACTTTATATACAAAACCTATAGAGTATTTTATCTATTCCGAAAAAGGCTTCCAAAAAGACGCTAACAATGGATTGAAGATTTCACCTGACTCGGTGTGCTATGTGCATTCTGGAATTCTTGACCATAATGGAAAAGATATTCTGTCACATTTGAGCAAAGCAATCAAGCCTTTGAACCAATTAAGGATGCTTGAGGATGCGACAGTTATCTATAGGATTTCTCGCGCACCAGAACGTCGAATTTTTTATATCGATGTTGGTAATCTTCCCAAGATGAAGGCTGAACAATACTTGCGCGACGTGATGCAGAAGTATAAGAACAAGTTGGTGTATGACGCTAACACAGGTGAGGTTAGGGATGATCGTCGTTATCAAACCATGTTAGAAGACTTCTGGTTGCCTCGTAGAGAAGGTGGTAGAGGTACGGAGATTACTACATTGCCTGGCGGACAGAACCTCGGCGAGATTGATGACGTATTATACTTTCAGAAAAAACTTTATAAATCGCTGAATGTACCGGCATCACGTTTGGAGGCCGATACCGGTTTTTCTTTAGGGCGTGCTTCGGAAATCACACGGGATGAAGTAAAATTCAGCAAGTTCGTTGGTCGATTGAGAATGCGTTTCTCGCACTTGTTTGACCGATTGCTGGAAACTCAATTGTTATTGAAAGGTGTATGCACTAAGAAAGAGTGGTTGGAATTAAAAGAAAATATCAATTATGATTTCATTTCGGATTCGCATTTTATTGAGTTAAAAGAAACTGAAATAATTCGAGAAAGAATATCTATGCTGAACGATATGGATCAGTATGTTGGTAAATATTTCTCTCACGATTACATCAAGAAAAATATTTTGAAAATGTCCGAAGAAGACATTAAAGAGATTGGTAAAGAAATTGATAAAGAAGGTAGCGACGAAGAATACGAAGAAAGGATAGAAGATGAAAAACCTCAACCAAAAATTTCGAATGAGACGTTCGAATTTATACCGAAAGAGACTGAAGATCAAAGCGAGTTAGCTAAATCTATGTCAAAGTTTTTCGATAGTTTGGTAGAAGAGGGTAGCAATGATAAAGAAGAAAAATGATCCGAATTTGACCGAAGCTGTTAGTATAGCAACCTCTGTTGCATATACCAAGAAAGAAATTGACAAGCTTGAAAATAAAATTTTTCAGGTTATTGAAGATGTGCAGCCGGTACGAATTTTTGGGCTTGATGGTAAAGATGGTGCTGCCGGAGAACGCGGCCCTGTGGGTCCGAAAGGTGAAAGGGGTTTTATAGGAAACAAGGGAGATAAAGGTGATGCCGGAGAACAAGGATCGCAAGGACCACAAGGAGAGCGTGGAGAACGCGGTGAACAAGGTGAACAAGGACTTCAAGGTGTTGTTGGAATTGCTGGCGAGAATGGAGAACGTGGAGAGCGCGGACCCGAAGGACCACAGGGGTTAAAGGGTGAGAAGGGTGATAAAGGAAAGAAAGGGGATCGCGGAGAAAAAGGCGAGCAAGGCGAGCAAGGAATACATGGAGTTTCTGGTCTTGACGGTAAAGATGGAAAAGATGGCGAACCTGGCCAGAAGGGTGAGAAGGGTGACACTGGAGAAAGAGGAGAGCGTGGTGATGTAGGTCCTGTCGGAAACACAGGCCCACAGGGCGCACAAGGGCTTAAGGGCGACGCCGGAACTCCAGCCGACGAAGAGTCTATCAAGAAAGAAATTACGGAATTTGTATCGAAAACAGAAGAAAGTATAACAGATTTTGTTAAAAAAATTGATGATGAAATAAAAACCGCAGATAAATATGTAAAAGATTTTGAGTTGAAAGTCAAGCGCGATCTAGAAAAAAGCTTGAACGAAATGCGACAGAGAATCGCTAACGGCTGGGGTGGTTCTGGTGGTGGTGGTTCAGTTCGAATATTGGAAAACGATGATGTAGAATTTAAAAAGAGACATCAAGTCGAAGGCGATTCTCTTTTAATCTTTGATGCATCAAAACAGAAATTTGTTTCTGAATCATTTAACGATATCATAGAGAGATTGCAAATAGGTATGGAACAACAATACGACAGATTAGTTGATACTGAAGGTGATTATACATATATTGGCGAATCCGTCCCAGGCACCGCGAGAGACGCCTCTACGTGGCGTATTAAGCGTGTGTATGAACAGGGTGATGACTTAGAAATTATATGGGCCGACAACACAGCAGATTTTGCCAAAGTTTGGGATGACCGCGCAACTTACGAGTATAGCTAATGGAATGTGGTGAATGCACAGAATGTTGTGAGTTATTACATATAGACTCACAGAAACCTCTTTTAGATGGTGAGATAGAATTAATTGCAATTGATTCACCAGCTGGTCAACTGTGCAATTACTGTGATAAAAATATAGGTTGTACGGTTCATGAAGATAGACCGTTGATATGCAGGACATATGAGTGCGCTTATACGCAACACGAAAGTGCACCAATTGAATTAAGGCCTGATAAATGTGGTGTAATATTTGAAAAGTTGGATGACAGTTTATTTGTCGGAACGATAAAACCAGATCGACCAATAACAGAATATGGGTCTAAACAAATTGATGCATTTAATCAACAAGGATATAATGTAGTACTTACAAAATATGATACACCAGAAGTAAAAGTTTTTTGTCGTGATGGAGATGTTCAACGTAATGTACTTTTAAAATTCGCAGAATATAGAAGAGTAGCAAATGGCTAACACACCGACAACTGATTTAACAGGCGGGCAAACTCTGTATGCAGACGGAACTACTGGGTGGACAGAACTTTCCTCTTACAGTTCTGGTGCTTCTCCATCGTCAGAAACAGAGGCGTTCCTTCAAGGTACGGATTGTGTATCTCAACAAGTGTCTGCTAATAAAACTGGTGCTGCTTCTGGATTGAACTACGCCGTTGCAGATCCTACCGGATTCGTTGATGGTACAGATGTATTTTTCTTTTGGTGGCTTTTCCTGTTTCCCGGCGCTATTAATGCTTACAACGAAACGGTTGGACAAACTGCGCCGTCACAAAACTCGCCAGGAACTGCATCTGGATTTTTTATAGGCATCGGATCCTCTACTACTAATCATGATTGGTACGCAGTTGGTGGGTCAGATTATGGTCGTTATCCATATGGCGGATGGCAAAACGCAGCGATTGATCCGGGCCAATCTGCTTCTTTCACAGACGGACCTCCGGCGGCCTCTACATATTCAAACTTTGGATTTCTTCCTAACATAGCCTCTGCTCCGTCTCGTGGACAATCTCTTGTTGTTGATGCTATCCGTTACGGTAGAGGATTAATTCAATACACCGGTGGTTCACCTGCTGGAACATTTGATGACATTGCAGACACTAATGATACAGTTGCTAACAGATGGGGATTATTTCAAAGGGCTAGTGGTTCTTTCTTATGGAAAGGTAAACTTGAACTGGGAACAACTGCATCATCTCTTTTATTTACGGCACAAAATAGAACAATAAACATTGATGATACTCGACAAGTATATACGAATTTTAACGTGCTTGAAATTAATAACTCCGCATCGGTTATAACGTTTAATAATATCACAATAAACAAATTGCGTTATATTGACACATTATCATTCGATAACTCTAAGGGTAATTTTTTAGTAAATAACGGCGCAACTGTTAGTCTGGATGGTTGTACTTTTGGTGATATGAATACATTTGTATTTGGTGCTAACACTACAGTAGTTTCTACATCATTTTTAAGATGCGCTCAAGTTACACAAGGAAGTGCCACAATAACATCATGCGATTTTATTAACGGTACAGGAACAATAAGTCTGTCAGTGAACAGTTTAACGGATGTGCAAACTTGTTCTTTCACCAGTGATGGTTCGAACCATGCAGTTGAATTCACAGGAACAGTTCCTTCAGAGTATACTTGGAACCATACTTCTTCAGGATATCTTGCCGGATCTCTTGGTGATTTTACTACGGGCACCAATGTCAATGCAACTCTTTACATAAACCCAAGTGCTACCTCAACAACAGATTTAATATTGAATATTCCTACAGGTATTACTGTTCCAAGTATTCGATTTGGGGCAAACTACAGTGGCACTGTTACTATTCGAAATGCACCGAAAACTATTGATGTTAACGTAAAAGATGAAGATGGGGTTAATGTATCTGGCGCATTTGTTTGGTTGAATGATGGTGTTATCACAATCTTTAATGGTACTACTGATGCTAGTGGTAATATCCCACAACAAAGTTATGTTGGTTCAAACAACACTACGCTTCGAGTAAGAAGATTTGGTGACCTGCCATTTGAAACAACTTTGGGCACTGCAACAGGTTCAGTATCACAACTAGTCACACTTATTAACGACAGACAGCAGGTTGCAGTACCAACGTTAAATAATACTTGGACTATTGATACTAGTGCTCAAACTATTACGATGACATCTGGCCCTACTCTTCCGTTTAGTGCTTACAGCGCAATTGATACTTCCCAAGATCTATACGAATTTGCAATGAATACATTTGCAGCTACTGCTTTTATGCAATTCCCTGAGCCTATCCAATCAATCACCAGAGTGCAATACGAATTCATCAATGGTTATACCTTTGGTGCAAAAGATAATGACCACAAGTTCTTATATGATGGTTCATACTTTGATAATGCTAATTCATTACTTTGGTCTAATGTCAAAACAATCGGTTCGGTAGAAACAGGAACAGGAATTTATATTGTTCAAGGCGTTGAAGCATCTGACGCTGCCTTGACTTCTTGGTGGCCTGACGGTAACATCGACGTTTTAGTTAAAGTAGAAGACGGCACATTTATTCAATCAACTGATGATACAGCAACCAATGTTGATGGTGGGGTTTGGTTGTTCGCAAGAGAATATGGCGATCTATATGACCACTTCTTTGCTGATCTATCCAATGGTGGGCAGAATATTGTCGCACTTTCAACTTTACCAGATTTGAATAATGAAACCGCTTCTGGTACGGTGGCTGGATATACAAACGTAACAACAACCTTTGGAGCAACCTCACAAGATATTGGTGATGGAAATGGTAATCAACCATATAGTGTTATTGTTGATTGTAGCGGTAGAACACTTAAAGAAGTTTATGAACGCACTAAATATATTACATCATTTGACTTCTCGCAGACAGTTAACGGCGACGATGGTTATGAATATCGTAATGCGAATGAAGCAAACTTCAGCAACGTAGATAATAAACAATCACCATTCGGTACATTTGCTGGTGGTCGTTTCTTTGGTGCACAAGGGGTGTGGTTAACTAACATAGCGGCCGCGGATATTACAAATTACCAGTTAATTGATAATAATGGTGTTGCACGATTCCCACCATTGCAGGTTACGTTTAGTTTGACCGGTTTGCAAGATGGTACTGAAATAAGAATATATCAAACATCTGATACTTCCGACGTTGCGGGTGTTGAGGATATAACTAATGGCACAGGAACTTCACCAACAACAGGAGTAACTACTTTAGGATCAACGAACGATAATACCTTTGTATATACTTACACATATGCATCAGATATTAATGTTTTTGTAGTGATATTTAACTTGAATTTTCAATCTTTAAGGTTGAGTAATATTATTCTAAATGATGAATCAACGTCTATTCCAATTACGCAAGTAATTGACAGGCAATACTTCAACCCTTAAACAACACAATATTATAAATAGTTTTGTTATAATATTAACATAAAATTAAAGGAGATTTCACATGGCATTATTTGTCGCTAGTGATGTAATCACAGATCCGGACGATCTAACAGCAACCGTTGATACTTCTGGTGCTGGTAGTAGAACTGCCGCAGATGAGATTCACATTGATACATTAAACAAACTCATCTATGTAGCGGTAGATACTGGTAATGGTATGACCGTATCTGGTCTAACACTCAAGTGTCTTTACTCGTTTCTTAAGGAACGATGGAAAGCTGACGCTAACTTAATTAAATTTCCGTTTCCAATGACTCCTATTACGGACGAACAGTTTGAATTCACAAACGGATGGAACTTAGATGATACAATTTCTACTGGTACTGGCGGCCTCGGTGGATCATCTGCAACTGGTGCAACTACTACGGGTTTGATTCGAACTGGTGGTTGGGCGGTTAACGCTGGTCCTGGCACAAACGACTCTGAACGTTGGATCAATGTAATTACTCTAGGTGCGTTGGATGTAAACGACCAAGTATATTATCGTCAAGTTGATGATACAACAACAGCGCCTACTAACTTTCTTTTGACTGGTCCAGTCAACCAAGCCGTACAATTCTACGTTGACACGAATGCCGATGGTAGTCCTGATACGGACAACTCTGGCTTCTTCGAAACGTTTATTCGTACATTTGGTAAAACATATGCACAAACAAACTTAGCGGACATCGGTGCTGCGGATGGTGTTACATATCAAGCATACCGTTTCCCACTTGTTAACACTGCTGATCCTAAGATAACACAGTCTAAGGCTGCCGCTTCTGGTGACCTTATTGCGATCGACACTCTCGTCGGCGATGGAACTACTGTCACAGTAACAACTGAAGCTGCTCACGGTTTGGCAACAAACGATGTAATAGATATTACTAGTGCGACTGAAACAGGGTTTAATAGTACTAATAATATTATTACTGTAACTGGAGCCACTACATTCACTTACGCGAATGTTACAAACGCTACTGAGGCCTCAGACTCACCCGCCTCTGCTTCTGGTTTTCAAACCAATAATATGAGCATTTCTTGGGCGGCTACTGGTGACAACACTCAACAAACTGGTTTCAATGACACCTTTGATTCAACTGGTGTTTCTGTTCCCGAAGCGTACTTTACTGTTACAATTGATGCCGATGTTGGTTCTACACAAAATCCTAACCCTACTGCTGAGAAAGTATATCAGTATGTACAGGCTCAGCTGGTCAAGACCGGCGATATCAACCTCAATACCAGTAATACTGGTGTAAGACGTGGTGATATTACCCCCCTGAAATTGCGATTTGTTGGAGACGATCTCTTTACTCTTGGTCAAGATGACGTTCCCGGCGCTGAAGACTTCGAAGGTGTTTACATTAATAACTTCGCTTCAGCCGACCAGAACAGATTGCACTTCTGGGGATATGGTTCAGAAGTTAATGCTGCGGCAACAATTACAGCAATTGCTAGAGCAACCAACGTAGTTACAGTAACAGCAACCAATACTTTCACTACCGGCGATTATATTACAATTTCTGGTGTGACGGGCGGTGCGACAAGTTTCAATGGAACGTTTGAATTGACAGGTGCTACTGGTTCTAACTTTACGTTTGCACAAACCGGAGGAGATGAATCTGGTACTGTTGATGCAAGTTCTTTGGCATCACCTGCACGATTTGATAATCTTACCTTCCCGTTTGTATCTAGCTTGACATTGAACTTTAACAGTAACCTTGTTTCTGATACTGATGCAATCTACCGTGTATTCTTTACCAACGACGATGATGGTGATAATACTGGAAGAGACTTTGGTACTGCAACTGCGATTATTGTTCAAGATCAAACTAACACGGACATTGCTGGTAACGCCACACAATCATCACTAACGTTCTCGTATGCATATGATGCAAACGTTCAACGTGGCACTGCAAGTGCTGCCAAAGATGCACCAATTACTATTGTTGCGATTGGTCTAGGAACTGCACAGTGGGTGTCTGCAACATCGACAATCCAACGTGCTGACTTAACGGTATCTCTTGTTGCTCCACTTGAAAGAAACTACGCTAACCCAGCGTAATAAATAGTAAGATCACGGGGGGATTCGTCCCCCCTATTTTTAAATATTGGGAATAATTATGAAAATTGATAGATACGAACTTCGAAATACTTGTTTTTCTATGAAGAAAGGCAAATCTCCTAAATATCCTCAATACATTGAACTAGTAGAACCGCTGATCGAAGAGAAGAATTGGTCATGGCATAGTTTCAATGATTTCTGGGACGTTGCTATTGTTAATAATGAAATACGAATTATTGCTTCTATAAAAAATCTATCTGAAGTTGAAACTGTTTGTGCTCAAAAACAGATGGCTGTAAAATTAAATGCTGAACCGGAATTTGATGAAAGACAAACCGCTATTATCGAATCTATGGAGGCACAATTCTTAGATGGAATTATGGACTGGACGAATTATAGAGATGAATGGATCGTAAGGCAAGATCCAGACAATAAAAGAATTCTTACAAAATTAATAAAAAGAGTACCTCAGCAAAAAGTTGAGATTACGCAAGAAGTTTTAGACTCTAAAATTGCAGAACAACTTGCGGAGACTTCGGGCAGCTCGGATACTGAAGAAGCTAGAGAATCTATAACACCTAAAATTCATGAAATAGTTTACTTAAAGTAATGAATATTACGAAGAATAAATAGAATGATAACAACGGAATTTAACAGGATCTAAAATGGCAGGCGAAAAGAGATATACTAGGATACCACCAGAGAGTACTGGCGACCGCGTGTACATGATACATACTGCCGAGATTGAATACAAAACTTTCAACTCGGTTGCTGGTGGATCTACAGACCATGTTTGGAAAGTCGGCGAAAGGTATGATATTGTTGGTTTTGGTGGCGGCGGCAAGGTTCATGTTCATGGTGTATTCGATAGGGGTAATGGGACTGGTATCCTTTCAGTTCATTATAATAAGACTGCTAAGTTTGACAATTTCGAACCGACACAAAACGCTGCAATTTCATATGATTCTCAAGATGTTGCTCAAGTCGATGTATTTTATGATGTGTATATCCCAGCACAAAACATTATGGGATACGACAATCCCGAATATGGTTGGGATATCGACCGATTTGGATCGGGGCAAGTAACTTTTGCGGAAGGCAACCCGCAAATCACTGGTATGGGTAGTCTTAAGATAAATGATGCCAGATTGCTTGCGTCTTATGACTTTTCAAAATCCAATCTTCCGAATGAGTTTGTAAACTCAAGAGAAGGTGGTAACGCAGTATCTAACACTTGGGATCCATTAACACGAGGAGTTAAACTTACTGTAGGAACAACCGCAGGAGAACGAGTAACCCATACGTCAAATCTTTTTCATTCTTATGAAGAAGGTACTTCAATGTTATTTGTTATGGCGGCTCGTGCTGATGTAGAAACCGGAACAGAAAATAACACAAAACTTTGGGGGGCATTTGACGCCACTGACGGGTTTTTCTTTCAAATAAAAGGATCCGACTCAAGCCCAGGCGGAAGAGCAACTCCGGCAGATGCAATTGGCACAGGACCAGGCTCCGCACTTCGAGTAGTACATCGTTTTACTTTTAATAATCAAGCAACAAAAAATCACGAAATTGTACAAAAAGAGTGGAACACAGATACCTTATTAGGCAACGGTGGTGCGAACAATCCATCAGGTATTAAACTTGATGTTTCTAAGATTAACACTTACTGGATTGACTTTCAATTCATGGGTGGTGGTCGTACTCGTTGGGGTGTATTTTTTGAAGGACAACGTATTGTGTGCCACGAAATGTACCATCACAATGGTATTGGTATCGGCACACAAAACAATAACCCGATAGGAAATCCAAATCGTCCAGTTTGTTGGGCTCAAGCAAATTATGGTACTACAGGAAGTTCCTCAGAATTTTATGCATATGGTGCTGGTGTCTTTATCGAGGGGGTTACAGATCCACTTCGGGCGTCAAAACAGATCAGTAAATCGTGGGATACAAAACATTTCGGCCGAACAGACTTAGAACCTTATTGGAGAACTAAACAAACTAGAAATGGTTCCACCAGTTTTCCAGCAACGCTGAAGTCTGGTACTGCCAGTTCGGGAACATCTACCCAGTATCACGGGTCATTATCACCAATCCAGTTCTTATCAAACGGTGACGAGAATCACTCGATATATCAACCACTATCTTTCGAAGTGTCTTCATACGACATCAGAACGGGGAATGCAGTACCAGTAGAAATCAGATTATTTTATGGTTGTATTAATCGGGGGTTTGATTTTGGTAGTCCGTCCATATCTTCTCCTACTGTGATAGTTGATGAAAGTGCAGACCATTTGGCACACCTTCAAGAGATTGGACAATTTGTTGTTCAAGGTGATGGTCTGTTCAGGTTTGATCTTTTGTCTGACAACTTCCAATACGGTACAGTAAGAAATCTTTCTGACCAAAGCCTTTCTCGGGCTCTGCACCCCATTGCAAGTTGGAAGAGTGTCGAAGATAAGTATACGACAGGGCATTCTACAGTTCTTATTGATGTGGGACCCCACCCAGTATTTGGTGAATCCAAACATTATTTTGCGGACACTCAGCCAGTTGTAATTCGTGAAACAGATGGTGACCAAGATGTTGCAACTGTTCTCGGTACAACTTTTACAGGTAAGACGGCCGGTGGTTCAGGTTATGCTAGCCAAGACCAAGTAGATAATCCGAATGATTGGTATTATTTGTCGTATGTGACAAGAAGCCAGGCTTGGTTGTATAATTCTCAAGCAGACATCGCGGATGATCGTCTTGTTCGAACTCTTGCTGTAAATAATTGCACAAGTTTGGACATTGGACAGAAATTAACTGTCACCACAGGAAGTCATACTGCTTTTATTATGAAGATTGATGTTGACAAAGGAGTTGAAGATGCTAATGTAATTGCGGCGTCAACAGCATCAAATGGTGTTGAATATCAAATCGTCACTGTTGGTGGTACTGATTATACAACCGCTGCTGGTGCATCCCGAAATGTTCCCGGCGAAATCTTTACTGCGACCGCAACAGCCCCATCGGGCGGAACAGGAACTATTGTTGCAACATCTAATGCTGGTACGGTTGCTATCTGTGGCAGAAGTGCTGCTGAAGCGTCCTACAGCGGAGCATTTACAACAGATGGTGGTGGTAGTGGTACTATAGCATCTACTGCAACTAATGCCAGTTTGGCGAACGATTATTGGACATCATTAAAAGCATTAACTTACACCGATTTAGGTATGGGTGCAGACGTAGACATTACGACTGGTCTTGCGTTATACGCTAGCCCCCCACCACGAGCGGTGTGGACGTTTATGGCCAAACACCTTGATAGCAATGAAGAAGATGCTGATGGTGATGCTTTAGCGGTGGATTGGAACAACGTTAGGTTAAACTGGTCTATCTATTGGCGAGAGCGCACACAGTAATGCCATCTATTCATTTCAACTATGGATCGTGGTGGAACTGGTTACCAACAGATGAAGGTGGTTACCCAAACCAAAAGGTATCATTTGATGGATCCAACAAAATCATTTTTGTTGCAGAAGGTATCACGGAACTTGATGTGAAAATCGATTTGTACTCTGCGTGGAAAGAGTGGTCGATATATTCTCAGGAAGCGGGCACAGCATCAACATGGCCAAAAGCGTTTACGGCTGTTGGGGGTGACCCTATTACTCAGACGCAAGACTTGGGCACCACCTACTTCTTGGAAAATGGATGGAGGATACAACCTGCTTCTAGTGGAACGTCGTATACTCTAACTATTAATGGCAACATATATACTAGAGAGGCTGGGGAAACGCCGTTTCGATTTGCGAATGGTGTTTCAGTGTCGTTGGTTAGATCTAACATCGTTGATTTGATTACGGTAGAAGCGCTTGCGGTTGCGATTACAGAAGCTGATATTGATAATATTTCTAATGCAGCAGCGGATAAGGTTTGGGATGAATTGCTCACTGATCATCAAATAGAAGGAAGTGCTGGTAAGAAGTTGAAAGACAATATCAAGAAAAACCAGTATATTGCGTTGAGTTAGAATATTGAATTATTATAAATAAAGGAGAAAGTGATATGAGCGAATTTGATTTAAATGCTGCTGTACAAGCAGCCAAAGCGGAAGATGTTTTATCTTTTAAAGATGCTATCGCCGCAGCAATCGAAGACAAAGTATCCAATAACTTGGAACTCAAAAAAATGGAGCTGGCCGGAAATATTTTCAAGTCGGATGAGCCGGAAGCAGAAGTTGATCTTGAACTGAACGCTGAAGAAGAAGCCGAAGAAGAACCAGATCTGGCTCAAGAGGATGATACAGAAATCCCAGAGGAAGAATAAATGAAAACTTTTTTAGAATTCGTTACATCTGAACAACCTACCATAGAAGAAGAGATTGCTTCTATGGTAGATGATGAGCGCGGTCAACAAGCACTTGTTGCTCTATATAACAGCATTAACGAAGAGAACAAAGATAAGTTTAGAGAACGCTTAGATACTGATACAGAGAAACTCGTAATGTTTGCTCTGTCTAAATTTGAAGAGTAACTAAGGTGTTTTTAGAAAAACTTTTATGGATTGTATGTGGGTATGCCACAGAGTTGTTCGTGGGGCAATATGAAATCCTTTAAACAGTTTTTAGAACAAAAATCTCCAAATTTTGTAGCGAAGCATGCATATAAATATAATAAATCTTCGGTGCAAAAAGACAAAAAAAAGGAGATTAAGAAAGGTTATACGAAACATAAAGGGGCACAACAATGAGACTCATAACTGAACTTAACGAAACAGTTAGTTTCGTAACAGAAGAAAGAGAAGATGGTAAAAAGGATATGTTCATTGAAGGTATCTTTATGCAAGCCGACATTGCAAATCGGAATGGGCGCATGTACCCTTTTAGTGTTTTAAATAAAGAGACTGAAAGGTATAACGAAGAATACGTAAAAAAAGGTCGCGCTTTTGGTGAACTCGGACACCCCGAAGGACCAACAATTAACTTAGAGCGCGTTAGTCATCTTATCAAAGATCTTCGTGCAGAAGGCTCCAATTTCTACGGGAAAGCAAAACTTTTAGATACTCCATACGGAAACATTGTTAAGAATTTAATCGGTGAGGGTGCGCAGTTTGGTGTATCTACTCGCGGAATGGGAACTCTCGAAGACACTAAAGAGGGTTACAAGGTTGTTTGCGATGACTTCCATCTCGCAACAGCAGCAGATATCGTAGCAGATCCTTCTGCGCCAGACGCCTTTGTACGAGGTATTATGGAAAACAGAGAGTGGATTTGCGTTGATGGTCATTGGATGGAAAAACAAATAGAAGAGTCTAAAAAAATTATTAAGAAAGCATCCACAAAACAGCTCCGAGAAGCAAAGTTAAAGATTTTTGAAAACTTTCTTCGTCGGCTATAATCAAAAACCGTATTATTATAAATAACTTAATAATTGACTCAAAAATTATAAGGAGAATCGTATGACAGCAGAAATTCAACATGAACTAGAGGAAAACACTGTTGAAACAGCGGTAGAAGAAACTACAGAAACGACGGAAGTTGTTGAAGAGCAATCATCTATTGACGTTGATTCATTGTTTTCTGGCGAAGAATTGTCAGAAGAATACAAGTTAAAGGCCAAGTCTATTTTTGAAGCCGTTGTAACTGAGCGAGTAAAAGAAGTTACTGCAGGCTTGCAAGAAGAGTTTGACCAAAAATTAGAAGAAGAAGCTGAAGCCTTTTCTGAAGGTTTAGTATCTAAAGTCGATGAGTACTTAGAGTATGTTGTTTCCGAGTGGATGGAAGAAAACAGACTCGCAGTAGATCATGGTATTCGTGCTGAAATGGTAGAAGACTTTATGTTAGGTCTTAAAAATCTTTTCGTAGAACACTATGTAGAAATCCCCGAAGACAAAGTTGACGTAGTAGAAAACTTTGCAACACAGGTTGATTCTCTGAAGGGTGAACTTGACAAAGCAGTCAACACAAACAACGAACTCGCCGAGCAGTTGAGAGTGTTGAAGAAAGAAAAGGTTGTTGAAAATGTCTCTGAAGGTTTGACCGAAGTACAGGTTGAGAAATTCAAGTCTTTATCAGAAAATATCGTTTTCGAATCCGAAGAAGATTTCTCAGATAAGGTTGGGATGATCAAGCAGAAGTATTTTTCAGAATCTAATGATAATTCATCACAAGCGCCGAGTCTCACCGAAGACTCTACCGAAGAGTTGACAGAAAGTCTCAGTTCATCATCGATGAACGCTTATGTTAACAGTCTTTCACGCATTGTTAAAAGTTAATTTTTTATAAATAATAACAGAGTTTAGAATTTACTCAAAGGAGAAAACTATGTCAACAGATATTTTACAAAAAAAATGGGCCCCTATTCTTGAGCATGCAGATTTGCCAAAGATTACGGACTCTCACAAGCGAGCTACTATTGCTCAAATGCTCGAAAACCAAGAGCAAGCCATCCGCGAAAGTCAGTCTGGTGGGTACAGTGAGCAAACTTCACTGTTAGAAGCACCAACTAATGCTATGGGTGCTTCTGCAGCTGCTGGGGGTGATTCTGGTAACATCAATTTTGTCGATCCAGTAATGATTTCACTGATTCGTCGCGCTATGCCAAACTTAATTGCTTATGATATTGCTGGTGTTCAGCCTATGTCAGGTCCTACTGGTTTGATTTTCGCAATGAGCGCAAGGTACACAAGCCAAACTGGTGATGAATCTTTTTATGACGAATCTGATACAAACTTCTCTGGCCAGAACGCAGCTCAGGACGCGCCAGGCGGTGTTGTAGCAACAAGCACAACAACAGACCCGTTTGCAGCTGCTGGGTACACTAGCGCTGGTGGTATGACTACAGCACAATCCGAAGCACTCGGTGACGCGGCTGGTAATCAGTTCGCTGAAATGGCATTCTCTATCGAGAAAGTTAGTGTTGTTGCTAAGAGCCGCGCTCTGAAAGCAGAATACACGATGGAATTAGCACAAGATCTTAAAGCTGTTCATGGTTTGGACGCCGAGTCAGAACTTGCTAACATTCTGTCAACGGAAATTCTTGCTGAAATCAACCGCGAAGTTGTTCGTACAGTTAACTTTGGTGCCAAGCTTGGTGCTGCTGATACTGCTACTCCAGGCACATTTGACCTTGATGTTGACGCTAATGGCCGTTGGTCAGTAGAGAAGTTCAAGGGTTTGATGTTCCAATTAGAGCGTGAAGCAAACCAAATCGCTAAAGATACTCGTCGTGGTAAGGGTAACATCCTCATCTGTTCTTCTGACGTTGCTTCTGCACTTCAGATGGCTGGTGTTCTGGATTACACTCCTGCTTTGTCTAACAGCCTTCAGGTTGATGACACTGGTAGCACGTTCGCTGGTGTATTGAATGGTCGCGTAAAAGTTTACATCGATCCATACTTCCAAGGATCTGCTGGTAGCCACTATGCAACTATGGGATACAAAGGTTCTTCATCATACGATTCTGGTGTATTCTACTGCCCTTACGTTCCTCTCCAGATGGTACGTGCGGTTGGTCAAGATAGCTTCCAACCAAAGATCGGATTCAAGACTCGCTACGGCATGGTCGCTAATCCTTTCTCACGATCTGTGCAGGGTGCTGCGGATGTATCTGATGGAACAATCACTTCCGGTACTAATGCTTACTACCGCAAGTTCAAGATTGTCAATCTTATGTAAGATTAAGTCATCATTAGAAATGACATTCAAGGGGGCTTCGGCCCCCTTTTTTTGTCTTATAAATATACATATCATTAATAAGGTAATCAAAACAAATGGCGACTCCAACCAACACAAGCTTTCTTGCAAATAACAAATATCAATTTGTTATAGATCGTTTACCCAACTTTACCTTTTTTGTGCAAGGCATAAACATGCCTTCTCTAACTATGAACCCTGTGCAGACAAACACACCATACACACAGTTGTATCAGCCTGCAAATCAGTTGACATATGAGCAGTTACAGGTCACCTACGTTATAGACGAAGATATGCAATCGTGGTTTGAAATTTACAATTGGATGACAAATCTCGGTAACCCAACGTCGCTTGATAAATTGGGAATACTAACAACAGTCGCGGGCAAAGAAAATAGTGTTGTTTCTGATGCAAGTTTATTGATTAAAACAAACTCAAACAATGACAATATAAATGTGCAATTTTATGATATCTTTCCTATGGAACTTACGGGGTTTCAAATGAGTTCTGCCGAAGGTCAAGATTTTCAAACAACATCTGTTACATTTGCTTACACTTATTTTACTGCAACTAAGTTGACAACACCTTAAAAATATGGTATAATAGTATGCCTACTTATATTATGGAGAATATATGACGCTCGATGAAATTATTGATGAGTGGAGAAATGATTGTCAGTTGGACTCTACCGCGCTTGGCGCAGAGTCTCTGAAGATTCCAGTTCTACACAGCAAGTACATGAAAATATACTATGAGGAAAGACGCAGACTAAAAGCGATAGAATTTCAGATTAAAGATTTGCAGTTAGCAAAGCACGAATACTACACAGGTAAAATGTCCGAAGAAGAACTCCGAGAGCGTGGCTGGGAGCCATTCGAAAAAATCTTATTGAAATCCGAATCCGAAATGTATATGCAATCAGACAAAGATATCATACAGACCAATATTAAGACAGTAAACCAAAAAGAAAAAATGTCTTTGTTGGAAGAGATTGTGAAAAATTTAAATCAGCGCAATTTTCAAATCAAAAATGCGATTGATTATATGAAGCTAACGGGTGGTGAGTTGTAGTGTCAATAATAAAGGTATCAAAACTAAACGAAGTGTATGCATACATCCATTGCGAAAAAGGCGAAGGTATGGAGATAAGCGAGCACTTTACGTTTATGGTTCCTGGCTATAAGTTTATGCCAGCATACCGCAATAAGATATGGGACGGTAAGATAAGACTATATCATTCATATAATCAAACACTCTATTATGGTCTAATACCATACCTAAAAAAGTTTTGTGATGATAGGGGGTACACCTTCGAGGTGGATCGTTCGGTGGATGCTGACGAAGATTTTTCTGTAGAGGAAGCCAGAGAATTTATAAAAACTTTGCAGATGAAACTTGATCCTAGAGACTATCAGGTTGATGCCTTTGTTCATGCCATAAGAAAGCGGCGAGCGATGATGCTGTCTCCAACTGCATCCGGCAAGTCATTGATAATCTACCTTGTTACCCGTTTCCTCGACGGAAAGACTTTGATTATTGTTCCCACAACATCTTTAGTATCTCAGTTAGAAAAAGATTTCTATGAGTATGGATATGATTCGCAGAAATATGTTCACCCGATTATGTCCGGCGCAGATAAAAATACAGACAAGCCAGTGGTAATCTCCACATGGCAGTCTATCTATAAACAAAAGAAGGATTGGTTCGATCAATTTGATGTTGTTATCGGAGATGAGGCTCACCAGTTTAAAGCAAAATCTTTGACAACAATCATGACAAACCTTGATGGATGTTCATACCGGTATGGCTTTACTGGAACTCTGGACGGAACTCAAACTCATAAGCTGGTGCTGGAGGGGCTGTTCGGTCAAGTCGAAAAAGTTACAACAACAAAAACGCTAATGGACCAAGGTAATCTTGCGGAGTTTAAGATAAAATCTCTCATACTGAAGCACACTAAAGAAAACTGTAAGTTGGTGAGTAAATACAAATATCAAGAGGAAATCGACTATCTGGTTTCTAGCCAATCAAGGAACAAATTTATCACAAATCTTACGCTATCTTTAGGGGGAAATACACTTCTTTTGTTCCAATATGTAGACAAACACGGGAAAATGTTGTATAATACCATATGTGAAAAAGTTGATAAAAACAGAAAAGTGTTTTATGTGTCAGGAGAAACCAAGGCCAGTGTCAGGGAAGATATTAGAGGGATAGTGGAAAGTGAAAGCAACTCCATCATTGTGGCTTCTTTCGGTACGTTTTCTACTGGTATAAATATAAGGAACTTGCACAATGTAATCTTTGCTTCGCCCAGTAAAAGTAAAGTTAGAACATTGCAGTCTATAGGAAGGGGATTAAGATTAGGTGACAATAAAGAGTATGCTACCCTATACGATATTGCTGACGATCTGACACATGGGAAAAAACAAAACTACACGCTGCAACATTTTGTGGAAAGAATGAAAATATATAATGAAGAAAAGTTTGATTACAAGATGTATCAAATACAACTGAAAGGTTAGAATATGGAAATTAATAAAATAATCAAAACCGTAAGTGGCGACACTATAGTTGCACAGATACTAAGTGAAACTATATCTTATGTCGAAGTGAAGAATCCTTTTAAGATATATTCTACGTTTGATAATCAGAACATGAAGTTAGAAGTTATCCGTTGGGATTGGGCATCAAGATTTGATCAGCCTTTCAGAATATACAAAACGGCAATCGTTTCTGTTTCTGACCCAACATTTAATCTGGAAAAGTCATATGTAGAAGTTGTAGATAATGAACTACACTTTTATGAGAAGAAGAAAGCTGAAGAAGCTATAGATGAGTTTGAAGATTTTGATAAAAAGGATATACATTAGAAATACCCTTATGGATAGGCTACACTGTTATTTAACCACATTGTCAAGGAAATGTCAAGTACTTTAGGAAAATATTATGAAAAAAGATAAGCCATTGAAGCATTACGTAGACAACCAGCTGTTCTTAGAGAATATGGTCGTGTATAGAAACTCCGTATTAGCAGCTAGGGAGAACGAGATGCCTAGACCTAGAGTGCCTGAGTATATTGGCTCCTGCCTGTTCAAGATAGCAACGCATCTATCACGCAGACCAAACTTTGTCAATTATACCTTTCGAGATGATATGATTTCGGATGGCGTAGAAAACTGTCTATTGTATATCGACAACTTTAACCCCGAGAAATCAAAAAACCCATTTTCATATTTCACGCAGATCATATACTACGCATTCCTAAGAAGGATTCAGAAAGAAAAGAAACATCTATACATTAAGTATAAGAGCATGGAAAATGAGGTCATCAATACGCTGATTCAAAACTTGGGTGAGGATCACGTAACCACTCAGCTCAATGGTATGATGCACGATGCATACAGCGAAGAGTTCATTGCAAACTTCATCCAAAGCTTTGAAGCAACCAAGAAAAAGAAATCAAAAAAGAAGTCTTGACATTGTTGTTATATTAGTCTATAATATACAATTAACTTAGAAATGGATTTATTAAATGAAAGTGTGCCTCTTAGGTGATACTCATTTTGGTGTACGTAACGATTCGTTGGCGTTTCATCGATACTATGACAACTTCTACACAAACCAGTTCTTTCCTTATATAGAAAAACATGGTATTAAAACAGTTATTCAGCTGGGTGATTTGTTTGATCGCAGGAAGTATATCAACTTTGTTTCTCTGTCAGAAAGCCGCAGGTATTTTTTTGACAGGTTACAGGAGTTTGATATTGATTTTCATGCGTTGATTGGCAATCACGATATCTTCTGGAAAAATAGTGTGGAAGTAAACTCTCCAGATTTGTTACTTCGAGGTTATGATAACATTACTCTGTGGCAGGGGCCGGGTTCTCTGACCGTGGGTAATACGGTGTTTGATATGATACCTTGGATTTGCAAGGATAATCAGGAAGAGATCTTCAACTTTATTGATAGAAGTAACTCTCCATTTTGCATTGGTCATTTTGAGTTGGCTGGTTTTCAGATGATGAAAGGTATTCCGTCTCACGATGGTATGAACTCCGATTTTCTTGATCGATATGATTCTGTATACAGTGGGCACTTTCACACACAATCTCAAGTGGGCAAGATCCGCTACTTAGGAACTCCATACGAGTTGTTTTGGAATGACTATAACGATCCTAAAGGGTTTTGGATATTTGATACTGATACCTCTGAGATCGAGTTTGTAAAAACGCAATATAATATGTTTCAGAAGATTTACTATGACGATTCTAAGGATATGCCTGATATTGATTTTGATGACTATGCAGATTCTTATGTTAAGATTGTCGTACTGAATAAACAAAGTCCATATTTATTTGACAAACTGCTCGATGAGCTGTATAATGTAGATCCTGCAAACATTTCTGTGATAGAAGATTTTGCGGATGAAACTCTTGGTGATATAGATTCTGAGTTGATCGATCAGGCAGAAGATACTCTGACGATTTTATCTAACTATATTGACCAACAAAACATTGATGAATCTGAGGAGGTAAAAACTCTTATGCGTGAATTATATGTTGAAGCATTATCTCAGGAGACTATTGCGTGATCGTATTCAGAACATTAAAGTATAAAAACTTTTTGTCTTCAGGAAACTATTTCACGAAAATTGAACTGGACAAAGAAATTTCCACCCTGATTCTTGGTGCTAATGGCTCGGGTAAGTCTACCATGCTAGATGCTTTGTGTTTTAGTTTGTTTGGTAAGCCTTTTCGGAATATCAATAAGCCACAATTGGTTAACAGCATCAACCAAAAAAATGCGGTGGTTGAGGTTGAGTTTGATGCTGGCAATAAATCCTATCGTGTTGTTCGTGGTATGAAGCCTAACATCTTTGAGATTTATTGTAACGGCAAGTTCTTGAATCAAGACGCTGCAGTAAAAGATTATCAAGATACTTTAGAAAAGGTTATTCTGAAACTGAATTACAAGTCATTCACACAGATTGTGATATTGGGTAGTGCCTCGTTTACACCTTTTATGCAGTTGTCTGCGGCTGACCGTAGATCTATTATTGAAGATTTGCTGGACATTCGAATTTTTACCACTATGAATTCCTTACTAAAGGAAAGACACTTAAAACTAAAAAACGAGGTGTCTAACACAAAATATAAATCAGATTCTGTTGAAGAAAAGATTGATGTACACAAGCAATATATCGATGATATCACGAGAGATAACAAAGAAAAGGTTGCTGTTCTGCAAGAACAAATTGATGATGAGCAGATTCAGATAGAAAAGCGCAAAGATGATCTTGATAGTTTGGAGTCTGCTCGTAACTCACTGCAAGAAGACGTAAAAGTCGCCTCGTCGGTTTCCGATAAACTAAAAAAACTAGAAGATGTTCGTAAAGATCTAAGCCGTACCGTCAAGAAAATTGATAGTGAAATTTCTTTTTATGAGGGTAACGATGAGTGCCCTACTTGCAAGCAGGATATAGACGGTGTTTTTAAGTCTAGTGTGCTTTCTGAGCGGGCAAATAAAAAGATTCAGGTGAGCGAAGGTTTGTCAGAACTGAAGTGCAAGCATAAGTCTCTGAAAGAGCGTATGGAGTCTATCAATGAATCTATGAATAAAATCGACAATTTACAAAAACGAATTGTTAGTCTACAGAGCGAAAACACGGCATCCCAGAAATATATTGGTTCACTACAACACGAAATTTCTAGATCAGAATCGGCTAAAAATAACATCAAAGAGCAGCAAGAAAAGCTTGCCAAATACGAACAGGAACTGCTTGATATCGAGGATAATATCCGCATAATGCTCGATGAAAAACATCATCAGGAGATTGCATCTACCTTGCTCAAGGATACTGGAATTAAAACTAGAATCATCAAACAATACATTCCGATTATAAACAAGTTGGTGAATAAGTATTTGGCGTCTATGGATTTCTTCGTGAACTTCAATCTTGACGAAGCGTTCAAAGAAACTATCAAGTCTAGGCACCGCGATGACTTTTCGTATTCTTCCTTCTCTGAGGGTGAGAAACAGCGGATTGATATGGCACTAATGCTGACTTGGAGAACCATTGCAAAACTCAAGAACTCAGCTAGCACAAATATTTTGCTTTTGGATGAAGTCTTTGATTCTTCTCTCGATAATAATGGAACAGAGGATCTTATGAAACTTCTCAATATGCTAGAAGCGACTAATCTATTTGTTATTAGCCATAAGGGTGATATCCTGCAAGACAAGTTTGCTGATGTTATGAAGTTCGAAAAGCACAATAATTTTTCTCGGATGGTAGAGCAATGAAAGCGTGGCAGCATGGGTACGATCTAGATTATCTAAAAGATATAGAAAAATTGTTTGATGACTACAATCAGTATACTTTATCGCCTTTTGCTAAGTACAAGAAAAATAACATTGCGGAGTCTTTACACAAGAACAGGCTGATATTATTAGATGATGCGCGTTTGGAAGTTGCCGAGTCTAAAGCTAAGTCTAAGATCAAGGTGTATGGTAATACTGTGCTGGGTGAGAAGCTATCCGGTGATATTACTATATCAAAGTTGTCGGGTAACATTTCTACACTGAAAAATAAAATTAATGAGTACACTGCAGACTGTTGGCTATACGTGTGGGCAGAAAATAATTCGCACGTTGAGTTGGCGAAGGAATGTGGGTTTTGTGAAGTTGGACCTAAGATTACTTCATACGGAGAAATCTATAAGATATATTATCGGGGCGAGTCGAGAGAGTTTCCTGAGATAGACCCTGTTGAGTTTGTTGGTATCAAAAAAGTTGATAATGTTGATGGGGATTTAATTGAGTCGATACGATCTAAACTGGACAAACTACCCGAGTTTACAAATCATTATAGCAACTATAACAAAGGAAAGTCTTGGTCTGCATTATCTTTGCGCGGATACACCGATGACCCTGCGTTTATCACTAAACCTTCCGAGATGTCGGATGCGTGGAAAAAAGATCACGTAGATATTGACTTTACCCTACAAGATAGTGTATTATATAATCTGTTCCCTGAAGTGAGGGATCTGATAGAACCTTACGGTGATGATGTTCATCGTGTCAGATTTATGTTATTGAAACCTAAGTCTGGTGAATTGAGTCGCCATACGGATCAAGTTGACCCCGATTCTGGTGGCTCTTTGGGGAAGTTGGCACGATTACATTTTCCTATCGTAACAAATGATATGGTTATGTTTACAGTCTGGGATACTGATGGAGTAGAACAGAATGTTAGTATGAGTGTTGGTGAGTGTTGGTTTCTTGATACGAGGAAGCCTCACAAAGCAGTGAACTTCGGTTCCGAAGACCGAATACATTTAGTTGTTGATGTTGTGACTAAGGAATCTTTATATGGAAAACTTATTGGTTGATGATTATTTAAAGTTGCTTGCTGGTTGGCAAGATCCAAACCCCGCGCCTGTGATAGAGGAATATGATGGCGTATCTGTAGTGCGTGATGACTTACTAAACTATGGTAGTAAGATTAGATTTATTGATTATTTTGTTGGTCACGCAGAAGAAAACAGAGATGTGGAAGAGTGGGTGTTTGGGTCTTGCCCCGCAACTGGATATGCACAGATAAGTTTGCCTGTAGTATGTTCTAAGTATGGTAAGAAAGCAGTTTTGTTTATGGCAGAGAGGAGTATGGACAAACTCCACAACTACCAGAAGCGGGGGATAGAACTCGGTGCTGAATATCACTGGGTTAAGATGGGAATGCTCAATGTTACACAATCCCATGCGCGTAAGTATGTAGAAAAGTCTCCATCTACACGCCGAGTTCTACCCCTTGGATTGGAACACGAAACTGTTCTGGCTTCCATCATAAAAGTCGCTCAGGATTTACCTATCAAACCAGACGCGGTGTGGTCTGTAGGATCGTCCGGTACTCTTAGCAGGGGATTGCAGTTGGCGTTTCCTGATGCAGAAATCCATGTTGTTCAAGTTGGGCATACAATGAAGGAGAATGAAATAGGTAGAGCAATCCACCACATTTCCCCTTATAAATTTGATCGTCCTGTCAAGGAAAAGGAGATGCCCCCGTTTCCTTCAGCTCCTACCTACGATGCTAAAGGTTGGAAGCCTATGATGGATTATTACGAGACTCACGATAAACCACAAAATATTTTGTATTGGAATGTTGCTTTTTAGGAAAAACTGTGTTATAATATGCATTCAACTGGAGATTATATTATGCGAAGATTTAAGATTTATACTGGGCGGTATGGTGGTGAACTTACTATTGGTAGGATTTCTCAAGAACTTTTTGATAATTTAAAGTATGCAGATGAAGATGTTATTATCGAGAATTTTGATGGCTGGGATTCTGATTTAGCATGGCATGACATTGATGATATCGAACATATTAGCGGACCTTTTGCTGATAATGAATATGATGTTTTCGAAGTAAATTCTGAAGACGAGGAGATTGCCGAAGTAGGGCGATTTAGATACAATGGTCTGTATGCCCGTGAAGCATATTTGTATGATATCAGTGCTCATGCTGCACGCCCAGAAGGTGCACCTGCACCAATCACACCAGAACTGCAACCGGTGCTTCATTTCTTTAGTGAGGAGAAGGGTGGGTTTGGTGAGGTTTATATTGAGACTGAAGGTGACTTTGACCCTGCTAAGTTGTGTATCGGTACTGTCGAAACGGATCTGGCTGAGATCATTGATGAGTACTACTATGATGGTAAGCATGTGGAACCGGACCTAGATTTTTGTGATACTGTGGGTAAAGGTTACTATGCCAAAGTCGGGGCTATGAATATGGAATGGCACGATAATCGATCCAACTATGGTCCTGATAGTGAGTTCGTTAAAGAAGCTTTGGAATACTATGAAGAATAAATTTATTGTTGCGTATATGAAAGTTGCAAAAACTTTCGCTGAGATGAGCTACGCCAAGAGAGCTAAAGTTGGTGCTATCATTGTTAAGGATGATAGGATTATCAGCATTGGGTATAATGGTATGCCTTCCGGTTGGGATAATGACTGTGAGTTGCAAGTTCTGCCCAGCTGGGCGGGCAGCATAAATGACATCCCCGAAGAGGATCACGACACTTATGTGACATATGTTTCCAAACCAGAAGTGCTTCACGCAGAGGCTAATGCTATTGCTAAAGTTGCGCAGAGTTCTGAGTCGTGCAAGGATGCTATATTATTCACGACTCATATACCCTGCATCGAATGTGCCAAGTTGATTCATCAGAGTGGGATTCGAAAAGTATATTATGATGAAGAGTATAATGCAAATAAGGGTTCTGGTAAGCATTTCTTACACAACTGTGGGACAGAGTTGGAACAGGTTTTATGAAATATTTTTACGAAAAGAACAACCACTTAATCGATCATAAGGTGAACAAAACTTTTGACGAAATTCTGTGGATGTCTGATCAAGAATTTCGTGATTGGTTTATTGAGTTGCGAAAAACCGTTGCTCAAATTTGGGATGACTATGGCAATCCTCCTAGAGTTGGTAAAGATGAGGAGGACATCAAAAAACAGTTTAAGAAAATGGCTGGATATCCTGTACACGAGTTCGAGACTATTGACGAACTTACTGGTGAGTCTGATATCATTAGAAATCATTCTGGGTTAGGTAATGCCGTGAACCAATGGTTTCCTACCATGATGAAGACGCGAATAAACTATAGTGAAAAAGATGTGGGGTTATCAATCTACGATCACTTTGCCAAGGATGAGTTGTTAGAAAAAACAATAAAGTATGCGCGCCGACATTTCAAGCGAGATTCGTTCTATCAGCATTCTCGTACTATGATGGTTGGTGAGGAAATCGTGGTGGGTAGTGTGAGGCACACACTAACCGATGTCAAGAGTTTTGTTGAATGGTTTGAAAGTAAAGCCCGACAGTACGGCACACACGATTACTGGATCGAACACAAGAAAGGTATTGACTACTCTGGGTATAACGAAAAGATTAATAAAGTTGAGTTTTTACTATTGACAAAGGAGCAACTTTTAGAGTATAATATACCCGAGTCGTGCAAAACCAACATTGATTATGAAGACAAAGAAGGATTCATATATACGATTCGTTTTTATGAGAAGGGGCAGAAACTTTTCCCTGCCGGATACCGAGCGTTCCGAGTTTCTTGGTGTCAGTATGCGGTAAACTTTCCACCTATGACGGCAAAGTATTTGTATGAAAAGTACACAAAGCACATTGAGAATCAAGATACGATTAAGATTTATGACCCGTCTGCTGGGTGGGGTGGGAGATTGTTAGGAGCTATGTCAGTTAGGTCTCCTCACAAGATACACTATATTGGAACCGATCCAAATAAAGACCATACGATTACTTTGCCTGACGGAAGTTTGAGTACTAAATACCATGATGTTGCTAGATTCTATAATGAGACTAAGAACGAAGCTGTCTTGTTTAAGAAGTCTCATACACACGAAATCTATCAGTTGGGTTCAGAAGTTATTGGTGAAAATCCAGACTTCCAGAAACATAAGGGTGAGTTGGATATGGTATTTACTTCGCCTCCTTACTTTTCAAAGGAAGCGTACTCTGAAGATGATGAGCAGTCCTACAAGAAGTTTGATACATATGAAGTATGGCGTGACGGATTTTTAAAACAAACACTAAAAACTGCGGTTGAGTATTTGCGTAACGATAGGTATTTGCTGTGGAATATTGCAGATATAAAACTCGGAAAAAATATGCTACCGTTAGAAAACGATAGCAGAGAAATTCTGGAGGGTTTAGGAATGACCTATAAAGGTGTTCTTAAAATGGCTCTTGCTAGAATGCCAGGCGCGAATCGAATAGATTCCGAAACTGGCGAAGCAACTATGAAAAATAGTTGCAAAATAAACGGGAATATTACTAAATATGAACCCGTATTTGTTTACTACAAACCTTAAGGAGTTTAGTATGATTACTATTGATGGTACAGAATACACTGAAGAGCAACTAACCGATACCCAAAAGTATTTGGTGGCTCAAGTGCAGGATATTCAGGGAAAAATGCAAAACTTGCAATTCCAACTTGATCAGTTGAATGTTGCTAAAGATGCGTTTTCAAATCAGATTGTGACTTCGGTGCGAGAAGCACAAGAAGCTGAAGCAGAATCTGGTTCTGATGAGCCTACTACTGAAGTTGCGGCTGATCCTGCTACTGCAGCGCAATAACATTAATGGGCGAAGATATTCGCCCTTTTTTGTTGACTTTTTAAATATTATGCTATATAATGAGGTAAATTTATGCCAGAGGTGAATATGAAACTTAGTGAAGATACATTGAATGTTCTTAGAAATTTTTCTATTATCAATCCTAGCTTAGTGTTTAAGCAAGGTAATGTTATTAGAACAATTTCCAAGCAAGAAAATATTTTGGCACGAGCCACTGTTGATGATTCTTTCGACAATAATTTCACGATTTATGATTTGAACAGATTTTTGTCTGTGCTGTCATCTATGGATAATCCTGATATTGGTGTTGATGGCGGTTCTTCTTTGGTAATTTCTGATGATAAATCTAAGGTTCGCTATGGATTGTCCGATGAAGTTTTGGTTGTGTCTCCGCCCCAAGATGACATCGAGTTATCGAATGCCAAAATCCACTTCCGTCTGAATTCTGACAACTTTACTAAGATTGTGAAAATGGCTGGTGTGATGGGACTGCCTAACATTGTAGTTAGAGGTGATCGCAAAAATATTTCCATTGCCGCAATCGATGTGAAAAATGCCGACAGTGATGTTTTTTCTATTGATGTCGGTGAAACTTCGTTGGAGTTTCAAACTATTTTTAACTATGAAAATCTGAAGATTGTAAATGCAGATAAAATCTGAAGATTGTAAATGCAGATTATGATGTGTCAATTTCTACTGATGGAATCTCGCATTTCTCACGAGTTGCTGGAAATCTTGATTATTGGATTGCTACGGAGTCTGGATCTTCATTCGTCGAATGACCCCCAATTTTAAGCTGTTTTTGTGTTTCTTGATATTAGTATATGTATTGACACAGTTGCCAATTTATGCTAAACTATTACTTTGTTATGTGTGGGGTGTTCTATGTTAGAAAATGTATTGTGGGTGGAAAAGTACCGCCCCAAAACTGTCGGTGATACGATACTTCCTCAAGGTCTTAAAAAAACCTTCGAGGAGTTCGTCGGCAAAAAAGTTATTCCAAATCTGATACTATCAGGTCGTGCTGGTATTGGTAAGACAACGATTGCAAAAGCTATGCTTGAGGAATTGGGGTGTTCTTACATGACGATTAATGGTTCGATGGATAGGAATATTGATACGCTTCGTAATGAAATTCATAACTTTGCGTCTACCATTTCTATGAAAGGTGGGCGTAAATATGTCATTCTTGATGAAGCAGATTATCTGAACCCCCAATCTACCCAGCCAGCACTTCGAAACTTCATCGAAGAGTTTTCTGCTAATTGTGGATTTATTCTCACTTGCAACTTCCCAAACAAAATTATTGAGCCTTTGCACAGTCGGTGTTCTCTTGTAGATTTCAACGTATCTAATGCAGAGATCAATAAATTGTCGAGCAAGTTTTTTGAGAGAACTAAATTCATTCTCGACGAAGAAAACATTGAGTATGAAGATGTGGTTCTTGTAAAGCTCATTAAAAAGCACAATCCAGACTGGAGGCGCATCCTGAACGAACTTCAGAGATATGCTTCCTTGGGTAAAATTGATACGGGAATATTGACAAAATCGTTGGACACCGATATCGACGAACTTGTTGTTCATCTAAGGGAAAAGAACTTTACTGCGATGAGGAAGTGGGTTGGTGAAAACTTGGAGGGTGATGTTACCCCATTCTATCGTAAAGTATTCGATAGTATGACTGCTATCTTACAGGAAAACTCTATACCGCAGATGATAATTCATCTCGGAAGATACCAGTATCAGTCTGCATTCGTCTCTGACCAAGAGATAAATATCGTATCATTCTTAACAGAAGTGATGGCAGACTGTCAATTCAAGTAAAAGGGGGGGTTTATGGATCCTGTATACTATACTATTTTGACTATGTTTTGTATGATGTGTGCTTATTTTTGGGGAAAACGGAATGGAATTTCCTACGGAATAATTCGCACTTATGCTAGGGTAACTGAAGCTTTGGGTTTCCACGGAGTTGAGTTTGATGATGACACCTCATCGATAGTTTTTATTGATAAGTGGGGCGGTAAACATAACGCAAAAGATGCTTTCAAATGATGAAATATTTTTTGTTGATGTGGGTTTTGATATGCATATTTACTACGTACACTTTTATGACACTTGTGGATGCACCGCAAGAAAGTGTTGTAATTGAGGAGAATTTGCCGCAAGAAAGTGTTGTAATTGAGGAGAATTTGCCGCAGGAAAGTGTAGATGAAACAAATACAACTGAGTCTGTCGCGCTTGACCCTCGTGCAGTAGAGTGTATGGCATTAAATATTTACCATGAGGCTAGATCTGATAACTTTGCAGGAAAAATTGCTGTGGCAGATGTCGTTCTAAATAGAGTAGAAAGTAATAGGTATCCGAACACAGTATGTGAAGTTGTTGAGCAGTCGAAATTAAGAACTAACTGGAAAGGTGACGTGGTTCCAGTAAAAAATATGTGTCAGTTCAGTTGGTTTTGTGATGGATTGTCCGATGAGCCTTACGATGCTGGTTCTTGGGAAGAAGCTTTTGCTGTTGCTGAAGTATCTTTAACTCAGGATAAGTACAGGGGAATTACGGAAGGTGCTACGCACTACCATGCAACATATGTTACGCCAAACTGGATCGATGATAGGGGAATGCAAGTTGTCGGTCGAATAGGGCAACATAAATTTTACCGGTGGCAATAGGAGAATATGTTATGAAAAAATGTTTGATTACACCTCAGTATAAATTCAATGAGGGTGATTTGCTTGATCAGTTTAGAGACTATGTAAATTCGACATACGACAGTCATTATTCGAAGGACAAGTTTCAGGCAACGGAGTTTGTTATTGATGGTGGGCATGGTACTGGATTTTGCGTTGGTAATGTGCTAAAATATGCACAAAGATATGGTAAGAAGGGAAGCCCCGAAGATCATCGAAAAGATTTGATGAAAGTTTTGCACTATGCTTTGATTCAACTATATATTCACGATGAAGAAAATATCTCAAATCTTGATGACTCCAGAGTCTCTCCGTCATTTCTTACGGAAAACGACTACCCAGAATATGACCCAAAGATGGCGCCAGGTCATCACTCCAGACTGAATGATGCCACTCCCGAAGAGTGGGACAGTGTGTCTGGTTATTCTCCAAGAATTAAGGGCGTTTCCCTTAGCGGTTAACAAGGATATATTATGTACGAGTATAAAACAAAATTAATTAAAGTAGTTGACGGTGACACCGTTGATGTGGATATCGATCTTGGCTTCGGCGTTTGGTTAAAGAAAGAACGAGTGCGCATCATGGGTATCGATACTCCAGAATCTCGAACCCGTGACAAGGTAGAGAAAGTTTTCGGCAAAGCCGCAAGCAAGCGATTGAAGGAACTGCTTGGACCAAACCCAGTACTGCAAACTAAGATTGCTCGCGACGGTGAAGATATGAAAGGTAAGTTCGGACGTATCCTTGGCGACTTTATGGTGTATGATTCGACCCTTGATGCTTGGAGACCAGTTACTTCGGTAATGTCAGAAGAAGGTCATTGTGTTCCTTACTACGGCGGATCCAAAGAAGATACGCAAGTATCTCACATGAACAATCGTCGCAAGTTAATTGAAGAAGGTGTTGTGAAAATGACATTGGAAGAAGCAGGATTGGTATGAACCCTTTTGATTATTTGAATGCGATAAATACGTCTAAGAAGAACTTGATGGAAAACTCTGCTAACGATGAGTTGGCGGAGAAATCCTACGAACCTTTTCTGACTAATCGTGGATTATCGTATTTCCCAGATTCTATTTTTTATGCTAATGAAATGAATATGAACAATATGCTGTCGAAGAAGGCACAATTCTTATATTTACTAAATAGTGTCAGACCTCGCAAAAGGTTTAGTAAGTGGCATAAGCAGGAAAAATCTGATGATCTGCTGCTGATATCTGAAATGTTTGGGTACAGTAAACCCAAGGCGAGAGACGCGCTGAAAATCATGAGTGGTGATCAGCTGAATGAATTAAGGATAATTGCTGAGGCGGCGGTATGATCGTTTCGGGGAGTGAGCGTAGCTATGGAAGTAAATATAGACACATTACTGGAGGTTCGTCTAAAAGCACCGGATGACTTTCTAAAAGTTAGAGAAACACTGACAAGAATCGGTGTTGCTTCTAGGAAAGAACAAAAACTATTCCAATCATGTCATATCTTGCACAAGAGGGGTAGATACTTTATTGTGCATTTCAAAGAACTGTTTGCGCTTGACGGCAAACCAACTAATTTTGAAGATAACGATATAGGAAGAAGAAACTCGATAGCAAATCTGTTATCCGAATGGGGCTTGGTTGAGATTGTATCTCCAGAAAAATATGCAGATTCCTTAGCACCACTATCCCAAATTAAGATCATATCATATGCTGATCGGGGTGATTGGGAGTTGGTAACGAAATACAATATAGGAACTAAAAAGCGAGTAGAATAGTATGTTTGGTTATGTGAAAATGTTTTTGTTGTTTGGTGCCATCGGTGCCATCGGTGGTGCTTACTCCTACCACCAAGTTACGATCTCTAAGTTTGAAGCGGGTATTGCTAAACTAGAAGCAAACAACCGCACCCTTAAAGAGAATCAGGTACAATTGGACATTGCCATCAACACGGCAGAAGCATCACTCAAAGCAGCCGAAGAAAACGCTAAGAAATCTGAAGCAGCAATGAGTGCTCTCACCTCTCGCAACCAAGAGTTGAATCGTGAGAAGCAAACATATTTGAAGATTTTCAAGGACCACAACCTTACCCGTCTTGCTCGAGCCAAACCCGGCATGATTGAGAAACGAATAAATAATGGAACACAGAAAGTGTTTGAGGCATTAGAAAATGATACGAAAGAACTTATGGATATTGATGATACCGATGCTGGCGAGTTGTCAGATGCTCCCAAGACTGGAGTGGGGTCCGAAACCGATAGTGGTTCAACCGGAACCACAGATAGTAACGGTAACTGAGAAGGTTCCTTTACGGATCTACCAACCACCTCTTCCCCAAGAGATTGATTTACTCAACGTAAACTTCTTTGTCATCACCGAAGAAAACCTAGAAGATAAATTCAAAGAAATCGAGAAGATGCTCGATGGGCAGTTCGTCGTGTTCGCACTCACTCCGGACGGGTATGAAAAGATGGCAGAGAACTTCCAAGAGGTTCGACGTTATGTGCTACAACAGAAAGAGTTGATCATCTACTACCGTGAAGCAACCACAGAGAGTGAAGGGACTACTGCAAAAGAATGGGCAGAAAAAAATAAATAAAAATTTGACATTTTGTAAAAAATGTGTTATAAATAACATCGTCCACGCAGAATAATCTGGTGGATAGACAACAATCTTGCTTAAATTAAATAAGGAGATAGCAATGGTTACTACACGAACAAAAGTGTTTTCGTTCCCCCACTCTCGTTTCATTGGTTTCGACCATGTCTGGGATGAGATAGAAAAACTGACTGCCGCTGGCGCAAACGAGAAGGGTTTTCCCCGTCACAATATTATCAAATATACTGACACGGAATACGCCATGGAATTTGCACTTGGTGGTTATCGCAAGAAAGATCTAGAGATCGAGGCTAAGCCCGGTGTTCTGGTCATTCGGGGAAACCCAGAAGAGGATAAGAAAGATTATCTTCATAAAGGGATTACTACGAAGAAATTCGTGGAAACATTCCGACTCGCAGACCACGTTGTCGTTGATGGAGCTGAATTCGTCAATGGACTACTAGTGATTAAACTCAAAGTGGAACTACCCGAAGAACAGCGTCCGAGAAAAATAGAAATCTCACAAAGGACGTAACAAATGAAAACTTTAAAAAGCGAAGGCGCGATTGCATTGTATCAAGGTTTAACCGTACTTGCGATTGCACCATTAATGATTCTCGCTTCTTACTTCGCGTAAGGATAGATAATGATTAAGAAAATCAAAAACTGGTTAGGCATTGTATTCTTTGCTTCGCTTGTACTGGGAGGTCTAATAGCACCTCTCTTCACACCTAACTACGGTGTGTACACAGCGGGTTCAAGTCTGTATATGCCGGCGCCATATTTGTAACATAGTGTGGGTTTGCTGACGTTCCCTGATTCTACTGCAACGAATCTATAAAAATGTCAGGCTAATTTATTATGAGGATTTATTATGAACACAGAAGTAAAATTGATTCATTTTGTCAACAATGAAGATGTGCTCGGCGAACTCATCGAAGAGGACGCAACACATTATGTAGTTAGAAACCCTTGCGCACTCGCAATGGTCTTGGATGAGAGTCAAACTCCAAGTTTAAGTATCCGCCCCCTGATTGTGTACTCTAAAGATGAAATTGTAGAGTTGAATAAAAATCACGCCATTTACTGCGTTGGGGTTGACAATCAGATCGCAACACAGTATAATAGTATCTTCGGAAACATCATCCTCCCAGAAAAGAAGATCATAATTTAATGTCAAAATTCTACACAAATTTCTCAAGACGCGGCAACAAAATCCTAGAGATAGGATACAACCAGAATGGTGAGAAGTATGCCCGCAAGGTGCCATACTGTCCAACACTATATCTTCCCAGCGAGACACCGACCGGATGGAAAACTCTGGACGGGCAACATGTCAAACCGAGAGAGTTGGATAGTATGGGTGCCGCTAAGTCGTTCTTTGAGAAGTATGAGGATATGTCAAACTTCACGGTATATGGATCCGCAAACTATGCTTATTCATATATCAACGAAGAATACCCAGACGCTATAGACTACGACAAGTCTCTGCTTCGAGTGGCAAACATAGACATCGAGGTCGGCTCCGAGAATGGGTTTCCAGAACCGGCATTGGCAAACGAACCCTTGACTGCAATCACATATAAGATGCGTGGCGTCTATTACGTTTTTGGTTGTGGTGAGTTTGTGACTGATCGCCCTGAAGTGCGATATAAGAAATGCGAAGATGAAAGAGATTTGATCTTGACTTTTCTTGACACTTGGGAAAGAACTTCCCCTGACATCTTGACGGGTTGGAACGTGCAGTTCTTTGATGTTCCTTACTTGTATAATAGAATATGTAAACTGTTCAGCGAAAAGACTGCGGTTAGGTTATCGCCTTGGGGGATGATTGGTGAAAGAACTACAACAATCTTTAATAGACAACAAACTGCTTTTGATCTTGTTGGTATTGCGATATTGGATTATCTTGAGTTGTACAAGAAGTTTACCTATTCCAATCAGGAAAGCTATCGATTAGACCACATTGCGTTTGTCGAACTTGGGGAACGCAAATTAGATTATAGTGAATACGAAAACCTCAATCAACTATACAAGCATGACTATCAACTTTTCATTGAGTACAATATCAAAGACGTTGACTTGGTTGACCGAATAGATGATAAGATGAAATTGATTGATATGGTAATGGCTCTTGCTTATGACGCCAAAGTCAATCTTACCGACGTATTCACACAGGTTAAGATGTGGGATGTATTGACTCATAATCACCTATACAAGAATAACGTTGTTGTTCCTCCAAAGAAGAGAAACCACAAAGTCGAGAAGTATGAAGGTGCTTATGTCAAGGAACCTGTGCCGGGGCGTTACGAGTGGGTATGCTCATTCGATTTAAACTCGCTCTATCCACATTTGATTATGCAGTATAATGTTTCCCCAGATACTATTGTTGAGGGTGAATATACTAACACCTCGATCAACGAACTGCTATCTGGAAGTTATGTTTCAAATTCTAATAACTGCATGGCAGCAAACGGGCATTACTTTCGAAAAGATGTTCGTGGATTCTTGCCAACAATGATGGATACTATGTACGAGGATAGGTCCAAGTATAAGAAACTTATGATCGGATGGCAGAAGAAGAAAGAACTCGCAACTTCCAAAGAAGACATCACCGAGTGTGAAAATCAAATATCAAAATACGACAACTTACAATTAGCCAAAAAAGTTCAGTTGAACTCTGCTTATGGTGCTATTGGGAATCAGTGGTTTCGTTTTTACGATCTTCGGCAAGCAGAAGCAATTACCCTGTCTGGTCAATTAGCAATTCGTTGGATAGAACGCAAGTTAAATGTTTACCTAAACAAACTTTTAAAAACTGACAATTTTGATTATGTAATTGCGTCAGATACTGACTCTGTATATTTGAACTTAGGGCCGTTAGTTAAAGCATCATACAAAGATAGCCTACCCGATAAGAATAAAGTTATTGACTTCCTTGATAGGGTTTGCGAAGAGAAAATCCAAAAATACATAGACAAATGTTATCAAGAGCTTGCAGATTATATGAATGCGTATGATCAAAAAATGATTATGAAGCGTGAAGCGATTGCTGACATTGGCATATGGACCGCAAAGAAAAGATATATCCTAAATGTTTCTGACAATGAGGGTGTGCGATATACGAAACCCAAACTAAAGATGATGGGTATCGAAGCTGTCAAATCATCCACTCCCATGTCGTGCCGGGATAAAATTAAGGAAGCACTCAATATTGTAATGAATGGAACCGAATCGGATCTACACACTTTCGTTAATCAATTCGAAAAAGAGTTTGCTCAGTTGCCTTTTGAAGATGTGGCTTTTCCTCGTGGTGTATCTGAATTAACCAAGTACTCTGACAAAGATACATTATACAAAAAAGCGACACCCATCCATGTTAGAGGTTCTTTGGTATTTAATAATATGCTCAAAAAACATAATCTCACGAAGAAATATGAACTGGTCAAGGATGGTGAGAAAATCAAGTTTTGTTATATGAAGATGCCTAATCCCACTCAGGAAAATGTAATTTCTGTTCCTTCTGTGTTACCTAAACAATTTGAGTTAGATAAATACATAGATTATGACCTACAATTCCAAAAATCGTTTGTAGAACCACTAAATAATATAGTAAACACATTTAGTTGGACAGCACAACCAGTATCGAACTTAAGAAGGTTTTTCAAAACATGACAACAATACCACAAGAATATCTGGATTTAAGAACACAAGAAGATTTTGGTTTCAGTGCAGTAGATGAGTCTGAAGTACAGCAAGTCACTGATAGTGAAACGCTGGAAACCACTATTATCCGCGAAACTGTATCCACTTCTAATGAATCTATTGCCAGACTTGAGCAAAAGATTGATAGTGTTCTTGCGATCTACGAACAAACCACTTTTGGGTTGGATGGTCAAAAACTCCAACTCGAAGAAAGTTTTGCTACGAAAGAATCGGAACTTATCGCATCCACACAAGCAAAACTTACAGAACTTGAGAAGATGATTGTTCCTCTATTAGTGAACTTGATGAAGAATCCAGAGAAGGAATATATCTACTGGCCCAATCGTAAAGAAAAACTCGAAGAGCAAGTAAATAAAATAGTTTCGCTCACGAGAGGCTAATATGTTCTCCGCAATAATGATGATCCTAACTGGGTTGTCTGTTTCAGCAGTCGCAGCATACTTTTCCATCGCAGGGCTCATTGCGATCTTTGCTGCTAGCCCTGTGTCTATTGGGGTTATGGGTGCGACTCTCGAAGTTTCTAAGCTTGTTGCTGCCAGTTGGGCATACCGCAACTGGCGAACCGCACCCAAGGCACTGAAGTACTATTTCGTGTTTGCCGTGTCTGTTCTCATTTTGATAACATCTTTGGGTATCTTTGGTTTTTTATCAAAAGCGCACATAGATCAGGGGTTGACATCCGGTGATGTATCAGATAAAATAGTGTTAATTGAGGAAAGAATCGAGATAGAGCAGGAGATCATATCTCAAGCCCGATTGGATATCAATACACTCAATGACCAAATCGCACGATATACGGAACTTGGTGCGGTCACCAAGGGTGTAAACGCACGAGCAGAACAGACCGAAGAAAGGACTAAGTTGTTAGATCAGATAGAACTTTCGCAGAATAACATCACCGGTTATCGTCTGGAACTTGCGCCGATACGAGCAGAAAGGAGAGAGGTTGAGGCTGAAGTTGGACCAATCAAGTATATTGCTGCATTTGTCTATGGTGAAACAGATCAGGAAATACTGGAAAAAGCAGTCACTTGGGTTATCATAACGATTATATTTGTGTTTGATCCGTTGGCTGTACTGCTTTTGATTGCTGGGAACTACTCTTTGATACAGAGTAGGCCCAAACCCGCCCCAAAGCCGTCTGGGAGCGCCTATTTTGACGCCACAACCCTTGATCCTATCCCAATGGAAAAGGATGAACTTGATAAAGTCATGAAAGATCAGGGTAAAAAAAGAGGACCTTTTTCACTAAATCGCTAAAAAAAGCTTGACATGTTCACCAAAATGGGGTATTATATGTATTGAATTGATGAGCAATTCATTGTCTGTAAATAGTTTCTGAAACCGATTCTATACGGACAACTAAAAAACCTTAAACAATGGAGTTATATTATGAACAAAAAAGCTTTAACAAGTTACACACACGTGGCCGTACCTGTAGAAAATATTGAAAAAACTGTAAAATGGCTTCTCGATATGATGTTTGCTGGAAAAATTATATTGAGTCCGGAGTACCAGCGGAATTTTGTTGCACGCCCAAAGTGGAGTAAGAAAATTGTAATTTCAATCTGGAATCGTAAAGGTGTTAACACACTACACTTAAGAGACCTTGGTGATGGAACATATGAAGTCCTTGATGGACTTCAGAGGCTGCAAAGTATTTTTCTTTATATCAATGGAAAAATCTCTTTGACCACACCTAAAGGTGCGGATGGGGTGTATGTGCCTATGGGGAATTCCGAAACCTACAGAAAAATTTCATTAAAGTGGGAACACTTGACAGATGCTGATAAGCAAGCGTTTTATGATTCTGTAATTGCGACTTCAATATACAACTCCGCAATGACGGACATAGAAGCAGCAGATAAGTTTGTTGAGCTAAACGATGGGAACGATTTAAAGGACCAAGAAAAACGAAATGGTATAAAAGGATTTTACACTTCTATGGTTCGATCAATAGTCAATCCGGATACTCCTTTTGACGAGTTGGGAACTTCCCTGCACCCTTTCTTTGAAGTCTTTAAACTGCGGAATGATCGTAGACAGGCTGAAGAATTGGTAGCAAAACTTGCTGCAGCATCTATCCTGTATAACGAAAACTTAAGCGAATGGTTTTTAGCAACAGAAATTGATAGAGTTCTGTTAGATGAACAGTATGAATCTACGCCTGGAAGGACAGATTTGTCTGAGTGTAAAAAAACATACAAAACTCTGAAGGAAATTTTGGATCAAATGCTTAAAATTGTCAATTCAGCTTCCGACGAGAAAATGGCTAAGAAATCTTTTTCTAGCGGACCTAAGATTCTGTTTGCTTTTGAATTTTTGCTTTACTTAAAGGCAATGAAGTTAGAAATTGTAGATTTCAAAGCCTTTGCTGATACTTACGTGCCGACAATGTACTCAATGTTTCTTGACCAAGAAACCACGTATGAGGGAAGGCAAAAAAGTAGGTTACTGGTAACTTGGAGCGGTATGTTAGGTCTGCACTTGAAAGATCAAATCTTTGCTAAGATTGGAATTTTCCTAAATGCGATAACAGTTGATGGTGAAATTTCTGGAGTCGTAGGAAAGCGTGTCCGATGCTTTAGTGAAGTTCAAATCTTAAATCGATTTGAACAGCAAGGTAAACGATGTGCAATCGAAGGTGCACCAGTCTTTATGAAAGACATCGAAGGTGGTCACATCATCTCACACGCAAATGGTGGAGACAATGGCGATGATAACTTAATCGTCATCACTAAGGAAGTAAACCGAAAGATGGGACGCATGAACCTCGACGAATTCTTAATGAAGTATGGGGAGGAATATCCCAATCACTTATGTCGAGATATTGTAGAAAGAATGGCTGCTAAACAAGCAGCCTAATCAAAAAAAAGCAAGGGTTCGCTCTTGCTTTTTTTTACTTTTTGTGTTATACTATGTACACTTTGAACGGAGTTATATTATGAGTAAATTTTTTAACAGTCTAGTGGAAACACTCAAAGACGAAGACACAAAAATACTATCTGAAGGCGGTGCTTCTGCCGAGTATACAGGTTGTATTGATACGGGGAGTTACGCACTTAATGCTGTTCTCTCGGGTAGCATCTATGGTGGTGTTCCCAACAATAAAGTCACCGCATTCGCTGGTGAATCTGCAACCGGTAAGACATTCTTTGTCTTAGGAATCGTAAAACAATTTTTAGATTCTAATCCGACAGGTGGGGTAATCTACTTCGACACCGAAGCGGCTGTCACGAAAGGTATGATGGAAGACCGAGGTATTGATACTACCCGAGTTATTATTTCTGAGCCTGATACGATTCAGAAGTTCCGACACACCGCACTAAAGATCATTGAAAACTATTCTGCGCAACCAGAAAAAAAGCGCGAACCGATGATTATGATCCTCGATTCTCTCGGGCAACTATCGTCTACCAAGGAAATGGAAGATACGATGGAAGGTAAAGAGACTAAGGATATGACTAAAGCACAAATCCTCAAAGCCACCTTTCGCGTTCTCAATCTGAAGCTAGCAAAGATCGGTGTTCCTCTTATGGTAACGAATCACGTATATGATGTTGTGGGATCATATGTTCCTATGAAAGCAATGTCCGGTGGTTCTGGGTTGAAGTACACCGCATCCACAATCGTGATGCTGACCAAGAAGAAAGAAAAAGATGGCACCACGGTTGTTGGTAATATCGTCAAAGCAAAGATGCAGAAGTCTCGTTTGACCAAAGAGAATGCTCAAGTTGAAATCAAGATAACCTACGAGCATGGTTTGGATCGATACTATGGGCTGCTTGAAATTGCTGAGAAGTATGGAATCTTCACCAAAGTTTCTACTCGGTATGAGTTTCCCGATGGCACTAAGGTCTTTGGTAAGTCTATCAATTCGAATCCGGAAAAATATTACACACCAGAAATCCTTGCTATGATTGATGATGTATGTAAGAAGGAGTTCTTATACGGTAGTGAAGGTGCAGAGTTTGACGAGGTGCTGGAGACTGAAGATGCAGGAGAATAAAGATTATCTTTTAATTGATCCAGAAGAAGGATACGAAGAAAATAAAGATTTGGCAAAAGTCAAGATAATTACTGGTGAATTTTCCGGAGTTGAATATTCATACGGTGTTGTGAGCTTAGATCCTGATGTCAATGACGCCGATGAGTTGCATGTATCGTTCGAATATAATATTCACACTGAAGAAAAGGATTTTATCTTAAATGATGAAAAAAACAAAAAAACATTTGAAAATGTTATAAGTTCTGTGCTAAACTCTATATTAATGGCAACAGTCGATAAAGCGGAAGTGAGATACACAAATGAACTTAGAAAAGAAAATACTGAAACACCTGCTGTATGATGATGAATTTGTACGCAAGACAATTCCTTTCATCAAGGAAGATTACTTTCAGGATATAACCGAGAAGACAGTCTATAAACAGATTGTTGATTATATCCTGAAGTATAAATCTTCACCAACTGTTGATGCCCTTAAGATTGAGGTTGATTCTATATCAAATCTCAACCAAGAGCAGCACAAAAAAGTTGTTGATTATGTTGACGAACTGGCGTACAATGATGTATCAGAAAAAGATACCGAATGGCTGATAGAAAACTCAGAGCAGTTCTGTCAAGAAAAAGCTGTATACAATGCTATTATGGAATCTATTCAGATTCTTGATGATGATACGAAAGCATTAGACAAGGGTGCTATTCCTCAGATTCTAGCAGATGCTTTATCTGTGTCTTTTGACAATCACGTCGGGCACGATTTTATTGCTGATGCTGAAGAGCGATACGAGTTTTACCATAGAGTTGAGTCTAGCATTCCTTTTGATTTGGATTATATGAATCGAATCACGAAGAATGGATTGCCCAACAAAACTCTGAATATCATTCTTGCTGGCACTGGCGTTGGTAAGTCACTTGCTATGTGTCACTTTGCAGCGGCAAATCTGACGCAGGGTAAAAATGTTTTGTATATAACTCTGGAAATGAGTGAGGAAAAGATTGCGGAACGAATTGATGCCAACTTGATGAACACACCTTTAGACTATCTTCACCAGTTATCTAAAGATGAGTACATGAATAAAATATCGAAAATCAAGAGCAAGACTAAGGGTAAACTGATTGTCAAAGAGTATCCAACAGCATCGGCAAATGTTTCTCATTTTAAACATTTGATCAATGATGTAAAACTTAAGAAACAATTCAAGCCTGATATCATTTATATTGATTATCTCAATATATGCTCATCTTCTAGAATGAGAGCAAGTGCTACTGTTAACTCTTACACCTTGATTAAGAGTATTGCAGAGGAATTACGAGGAATGGCTGTCGAATATGATGTTCCTATTGTATCCGCAACACAAACTACTCGTGGTGGTTTTGCGAACTCGGATGTGGATTTGACTGATACCAGCGAATCATTTGGTCTTCCTGCAACCGCAGACTTTATGGTAGCATTAATCGCAACCGAAGAGTTGACAGACCTAAATCAGATTATGGTCAAGCAGTTGAAAAACAGGTATAATAGCCCTGATACATATAAGAGGTTTGTTATTGGTGTTGATAAATCCAAAATGAGACTGTATGATGTTGAGCAATCGGCACAAAACGACATTGTTGATAGTGGTCATGTGAATGACGATAAACCTATATTCGATCGTTCTGATTTTGGTACACGAGCGACTCAAGAAAGGGATTGGTCGCAACTGAAGTTTTCCTAATTATAAATAAGGGTTGTAGTTTAGGAAAATAAATGAAAACTTTTTCAAATTTTTTGTCGGAACAGAAGAACACTCACATGACCCACATTGAGGACAAGGTTCTCTACGGTGGTGTAAATGGTACCCGAGAAGCAATCTTTGCTCTGCGTGATATGCGGAATATGCTGTCGGGGCACGGCGGATCCGTCTCGGTCAAATGGGACGGGGCCCCTGCTATTTTTGCTGGTATAGATCCTAGTGACAAGAAATTCTTTGTTGCTAAGAAGGGTATATTCAATAAAAATCCTAAAGTGTATAAAACTCCGGCTGATATTGACGCAGATACTTCTGGTGATCTTGCCGCTAAACTGAAAGAAGCTTTAAAGCATCTCCCTAAACTTGGCATCAAAGGTGTCGTTCAGGGAGATTTTTTGTTTGGTCCTGGCGATGTAAAAGTCAAAACTATCGCTGGTGAAAAGTATGCAACCTTCCACCCCAACACAATTGTTTATGCAGTTCCTATAGAACAAGCTAGTGCAGTTCGTGCTGCTAAGATAGGGATTGTGTGGCACACCACATATACAGGAAAAGACTTTATGTCGATGCGAGCGACATATGGTGTGAATGTTTCGCAGTTTAGAAAATCCTTAGCTGTATGGTCACAAGATGCGATTTTGACTGATGTTACGAAAGCAACTATGACAAAGAAGGAGACTTCAGATGTTAACGCAATTTTATCAAAAATTGGAGTACTTTTTAACTCAATCAGTGGAACGACATTACGAACACTGGAGGCGAACCAACATCTCGCACAGCACATCGAAACCTTCAACAACACCTATGTCAGAGCCGGATCAATTATCGGAGACACAAAAGAACATACAGAAAAGTTGATTGGTTGGATTAGAGATAAATACCAAAAAGAAATTGATGCTAGAAAGACCGCAAAGGGTAAGAGTGCCCAGCAAGCAAAACTTGATGAGTTGCTTGAGTTTTTTTCCGAAGAGAATAAATCTAGTCTAGTAAAAATGTTCGAGTTGCAGAAGCTAATTGTTGATGCTAAACTTAGACTAATAAATAAGTTGAACGAGCTTCAATCTATTGACACGTTCGTTAGAACTAATAAGGGTTACAAAGTAACTGGTGCTGAAGGATTTGTTGCGGTTGATAAACTTAGCGGATCGGCAGTAAAACTTGTTGACCGTATGGAGTTTTCATACAACAACTTCTCACCTGACATAGTAAAAGGATGGCAAAAGTAAATGTACTCGTTCAAACAGTTTATTAATGAGCAACAAGGTAAGGAAGCATTCTTTACATTTGGAAGAATGAACCCACCCACCGTTGGACACGGTAAACTTGTTGACGTGCTTGCCAGAAAAGCGGGCAGAAATCCGTTTTTTGTATATCTGTCACATTCGCAGGATCCTAAGAAAAATCCTCTGACATACGATCAGAAAATCAAGCACGTTCGTAAGATGTTCCCAAAACACTCTAAAAATATTATTCTGGATAAGAAAGTCAAAAACGTTTTTGATATTGCCGGTTCACTACATGCCAAAGGATTTGATAAAGTCACGATGGTTGTTGGTGCTGATAGAATATCTGAATTTGAAACACTGTTAAATAAGTATAATGGTGTAAAGGCCCGCCACGGATTTTATGACTTTAAACAGATCAATGTTGTATCTGCGGGGGATAGAGACCCTGACGCAGAAGGGGTTGAGGGAATGTCTGCTTCTAAGCAAAGAGCGAATGTCTCTAAGGGTGACTTTGACACATTTAAGAAAGGTGTTTCTGTCAGCATGTCTGCCACAGACACCAAAAAGTTGTTCGACGACTTGAGGGCTGGAATGGGAATGTCAAAAGTTAAATAATCATAAATACACATATAACTGCAGTAAGGCTAAGGCAAACCTGCGGTGGGATAAGACTAAGGTAAACTCCAATGGAAGATATGCAAACAGAAGTTCTGTCTATGCAGCAGCGCCGAAAACGCGGAATGCAGTTGCGCAGAAGAAAAACTAGAATTAAAAGACAACGCCAGTTGGTTATGCGACGATTTGCAGACCGAGCGCGCATTTCTAAAAGAGCCAGACGCGGAGCAAGAATGATGCTCAAGAAGCGTTATGCTGGCGGAAAATCCTACGGAAAGTTGTCACCCGCACAGAAAATGACTGTGGATAGACGCACAGAAAAGATGAAGAAATTCGTCAGTCGGGTTGCCGCACGTTTAACTCCACAATTCCGAAGAAAAGAAATCGAAAGAAAAAGAGGAACTAAATCAGAAGATTTGGATTTGGATTTTGGTTCTTTGTTTGTAGAAGATTACGATGATCCAAATACCGATGGGTTACGGATGGCAGAAGCTCAACTGTACGAAATCTCGGAAGATGCGTTATCAATCCTTGAAATTATGTCTGATATGGATGAAGAGCCTGATGAGTGGATTCTTTCTAAAATCACTTTAGCGTCAGACTATATTTCTACGGTTAGAGACTATCTCGAATACTACACCGAAGAAGAAGATGATGAGGATGATGAGGATGACGACGAAGAGGAATATTCCGAGTCTGAAATGATTTCTGCTATGTTGCGCGCTGGTAAGGAGTCGTTCTCGGAAGAAGAGATCGAAGAACTTGATGGATTTTTTGAGGAATATTCTAGTTTGGTAAAGAAAGCCGAACGGGCTAATATGCCATTTGATATTGTATTGGAAGTGTATAACCGTGGATTAGATTCATACGAAAATCAGCGATTTAAAACTCCACAACAACTCGGATTTGCTCGTGTGAATAGTTTTATCGCGGATGGTAGTGTGGATGAAGATTTGCAAGAAAAAGTTTTAGAGTATGGTACCGACGATGCTTTTATCGCTTATGCTAGAGCTACGCCTGGGCAAAACCCCGATATTGCCACTATGAAGTATGATATGGATTCTGTTTTAAATGCGTTGAATGATATCAACACACAAAGAATTAAGAAGATTCATGAAGAGATCGATGATGAATTTTCTGGCATATTTGATAAGGAATAACGATGAAAACATTTAGGCAACACCTAGAAGAGATGATTGATTGTCAGTGCGAATCTGTACAAGAAGAATTAGTTATAACCGAATCTGAGTATCAGGGTAAGAAGGTAGAACTAAATAATCCTTTTAGGTTGCCCTCTGGTTCGAACAAAAAGTTTGGTGTGTATGTAAAGAACGACAAGGGTAATGTTGTAAAAGTTACTTTTGGCGATCCGAATATGGAAATTAAACGGGATGATCCCGAAAGGAGAAAATCATTCAGGGCAAGACACGGTTGCGACAATCCTGGCCCTAAATGGAAAGCAAATTATTGGTCTTGTTACCAATGGCGCGCTAGTGCTAAAGTAGATAACTAAGAGGTAGATGTAAATGGACCAGCATACAGACGATAGGCTTCAACGGATTGAAGACAAGTTGGATAAAATGTCGGATGCTATTGTAGCATTAGCAAGAGTAGAAGAAAAAATTACAGACCTTGAGGTGAGACGCGCCGAAGGGCACGAACGACTTAATAGAATGTCGGGTAAAATGGATGATATCGATGGGATTGTTATCTCTCTGCGAGAACGTATGGCAGTAATGACCAAGATTATGTGGTTGGTTGGTGCTGGTGTTATATCATCATTAATGACACACTTACCGGAAATATTGTAATGAAAGATGATATTAAAGAATCGTTGAGAATAAGACAACGAGACGTTAAACCAGCAACAAAACATATTGCGTCTCAGCATATTGAAAAAGGAAACCTGAAGAAAGTCATAGAACTTTTAAAGTTTTTGGGTAAGAAAGTAAATGTGGATAAATCTACTGAAGGAACCAGCAAAGCAGTTTGGACAATAGAGGGTGCTATGAAAATTGAAGAAGCCAAGAAAAAGAAAGATGACAAGCGTAAAGACGATCCCTGCTGGGATGGTTATAAACAGGTTGGGATGAAGAAAAAGAATGGTAAAGAAGTGCCCAACTGTGTTCCAGAAGAAACCGAGATTACTGAAATGAAACTGCCTATTTCTGACGAAATGTTCAAGTCATTGAAGAAAGGTGACAAGATTAAGATTAACTTTGATTCTTCTATCAAGAAAGGCAACGAAAACACATACGTTGTCAAGTCCAAGAGCAAATCAGCAAAGTACAATCTCGAAAAGATTGCGCTAAAAAACGTTGCCAATCCAGTTGCACAAGCATCATATCTCTATAACAGACAGGGCAAAGTTACAATGGCGCAGGGTGACATGGCAGTGACAATGAACTCTGTCGTAAAGGAAGCCGTGAGTGCACTTGGGGATTATCAAGCAAATCTAAATCCGGACAGTTCTAAACCTTTGGGCGGTAAAATAGTAAGACCACATTTAGTTAAACCGTACAAGAACAGGAAACATGCTTCAAGATGGATGGGGGTTGTGGATGATTTCGACGACGCTGTGAAGAAATATCCACGCAAAGCTGTTAGGGAATTAGGTAAAAAAGATCAATGGGGGAACAAAATTGTGCAAATTTGGGAAAATGAAAATATAGAACTTGAAGCTGCGAATTTGTTGGATGAAGGTATGTCATCATCACAAATCGCACAACTGAAAAAAGCATACGGAAGCATCGAGAGAATTGATGTTACGGGGCCCGCTTATAAGAAAGCAAAGGCATTCATTGCTAATATGAGCAAAGATGAGTTGATGACTATCGCCAAAGCAAAAGTCAAGTGGTTGTCACAATTTGCGGCATCAGAACTTGCTAAGTCTCACGACGTTAAGTTGAAAGCAAAAGACTACATGGAATCTCTATCATTTAGTGATTTGCGTAAAAATCTTGAAGAA